CTAACTTTGTGCTGTTAGCAAATCCACTAGGAGCAGAACTGTCCTGTGTCATGGTTAAACGTCCTGCTGTATTGCCTGTTGTTATCTTCCATCTGTCACAAGCAAAATACCCACTAGATGCACCAATGCCTGTGCTTGACGTTCCTCTCTGTGCTACATTCATTGCACCATTGATGATAACATTCCTGTTTACTCCACCACCCCCTGCGTTGATGTTGCCTATAAGGTTTGCTAATTCTGCTGCTTTGCTCATGCTAAATCTCCTGCTACGTCTATGCCAATACGATTAACATCTTGGGCAGAATCCATAGCTGCATTAGTCCCCACTACCCCAACACTACCTGCTGCTAAATCTCTATTTCCTATTCTCAATATACCTGAACCTCCATTTTCTCCAAACATTAATGAAGCTGTGTAAGTAGCATTTGCCATATCATTGGCTATGAACACTTGATAATCTCCAGTTCCGTGGTCAGTTACAGAAGCAATATTGAAACTATCCGAGCTAGACCCATCGTCAAACCTACACCAAGCCTTGCACAACCCCTGTTGCAGATTAGTCGTGGTGCTATTCCCTTCGCCTGTCACAGCGATTGACCCTGCTGTGGTGACACCTGTTAATGTATTAATTTTTAGTGTTGATGCCATTATGCTAAGTCTCCGTGAAATAATGCTGCCATACCGTCAACGTCATATTCAGCAAAACTAGAATTGTAAAAAATACATCCATAAGCAGAAGTTGTAAGGGTGTTATTATCTCCTGAGTTAATAGCAAGACCTGCATCTGACCCATGCGTCCACTCACCATTTACTTGTCCAACGTAATTAGTATTTCCCATGTTATTAGTTCTAGTTACAGTAAATCTACCAACAGCAGTATCTGTAATGCTACTATTGTTTAAGCTGTCATCAGCAGCAGCATCTGGTGCAAATTTTACCCAATGTTTAGCCAACCCCTGCTGTACACTCGTAGTAGTTGTACCACCCTCTCCAACGATAGTGGTCTGTCCTGTGGAGTTCATGGTTAGCTTTGTAGCATTGGCTACCTTCAGCAATATCTGGTCATTAGTCGCAAGGTCAATCCCAGTATCGTTATCTCCCCCTGCATTGACGATTGTATCTACTTTAATTTCACTTGCCATTATGCTAAATCTCCGTGAATTGCACCATTATTGCTGCTCCAATCATGCCTTGCAGAATTATTTGTTGCTCCTGTCTCTATCTTAAAACTGCCAGTAGCATATGCTCCGATAAACTCTGTGGATGACCATGAATTAGAACTACCAGATGTTGAAGTAATTGAGTAAGTTGAATTGTTCATGGAATTGGAAAAAGCAAATGTAAATTCTCCAGTGCCATTATCGGTTAAGCTGGCAACATTCATGCTGTCGTTGATAGCAGCAGTCCCAGTGCCATTGAAGTTCACCCAAGCCTTCGCCAACCCCTGCTGTAAGTTGGTAGTCGCAGATGTACCTTCACCCAAGACATTTATACTGCCACCTGTGGTGCTACCTTTTAAATTATCTACTCTAAGTTCACTGGTCATAATATTGTATAAAATCCATTAACTGTTAGCGTTGCTGATGCACCGACTGTAATAGGTCCTGCTGACAGTGCGTTGGTTGTGCTACTAATTGTTATGTCAGCACTGATTGTCTGACCATTGGTTCGTATGATGCTGTCGTTACCTAAGAAAGGATACCGTGTGTCTGCTTCTGCCTTGGTATAACTATTGGCTATGCTGAAGGTGTCGTACACTATTATCTCTACTACATCGTTAGCTGATGCTCCTGTGACCAACACGACTGTTGTACCTGATGTGGCTGTATAGTCAGTGGCAGGTTTTAATAATATACCATTCTGATATACATCGACATACTCACCATCTGAATATGTGAGCGTATTGGAATTAGCATCGGAACCAGAGAAAGATGTCTGCCCTGCTGTGGCTTGGTATATAAAGCGTGTTCTAACGCCTTGATTGGGTGCTTTTCCTATGTAGGGCATTTAATTATCCTGCCTTTACTAAGTGGTCAGCGTATGCTTTCTTTACTGCATCTGTATGAAACTGTGCCACCATTGCTTTTACATCAGCACTCTCGTTTGTAATGTCTGCGTCTGGTGCTACAACATGGCGATGGTAAGAACGTGATATTTCAACACCATCTTCTTTTATCACTGTTGCTGTTCGCACTTGTATCATTTTAAAGTCACCTACGACTTCTATTTTGTCTTGTACTGTTTCTTTTGTTATTGCCATTTTTTATGTCCTTTATGCTGATGGATATATTGCACCAAATATTAGACCAACAGAGCCGTCACCAAAACTTGTAACAGAGCTATCTAGTGCATCTCGTGCATCAGATGAATCATTTGTGACTACCTGTATAGTGCTTGAACCATTACTTATATATCCTGCCTTTGGTGCATTTGTTGAACTCCAACCACTAAACACCGTTGCAAAAAGAACTGGAGAGTGGTCGTGGCTTGACAGTGAAGTAAAAGGAAGTCCTGTTATAGTAATAGCTCCACTTCCACCAGAAACAGATGAAACAATAAGTCTAGCTGTAGCATGAACTAACCTACCGACTTTTGTATAATTACCTGCTTGTGTTGAATAACCTATGGTAGCACCTGATTGAGCAAAAGCAGGTGTAAATGTACCCTCCTCATAATCATCAAGTAAATTAGAAGATGTAGCAGAGGTAACACCTAAATGCACACCTTTACCTGCCGTGCTAAATGTAAGGTTGTCATCTAGTGTGCCTAGACCTAGACCTCTAACTTTAGTTAAAGCCATTTATTTACCTCATGCGTAAGGGCTTGTACCCAATGTGCTTGTATCCCAAGCAGCTTTTAGTTTAGCTATCGTGTCTGCATCATCTATAGCTTTTGCAGCAGGGGCATCTCTCAATGCTTTCTTCTTGTTTACAGATGCTGTTTTAGCCGATGCGTCATCAGCTTCTAATGCTTTCATGTAGGTTACATCTTCAGCTTCTAACAAAGGCTTTCTGACTTCTCTGATCTTGTCTTTAAATATCTTTTTAGCCTCCGTCATGTCTTCGGATATCACAGAACCACTGAGCTTCCATGCGTTTCTAAAATGTCTGTCAGATGGCACAGTTGCAGTAGACGCATCTATGGTTGCCCCATCCTTATCTGTTATAAATGTTTTGGTCATCGTATCTCCTATGCCACTTGTTGATCTATTTTCCAAGCGTTACGCCATGTTCGATGTGACGGTAACTGCTCCTTCTTTACTATAAGCAAACGTTTTCTATTTGCTTGCTCATAATCTTTCCACACTTTCTCAGGTATGTCTTTCATAATCAAGTATTCTATTGCCTGTTCCTCTGTCATTGAGTCTACTGGCTTTGTATTATGGAGTAAATACCCTCGTGTATGCTTCACAAAGTCAGGCTTTGCTTCGTCCTTCTTGAGTTCCCAGTAGACCCACACAGGTGGTAGTATGCCACCATTCAATGCACACGCCATCCAATTAGGGTCAGGGTGTGTAATCTTTGCAGGTTCATCTAGGTTGTCAGGGTCTTCCCATACAATGCAATACTCACTTCTGTATGGCTCTAGGTTTTGCTTTGCCCACCCTAGTCTATCCCATAAATGTGTTCCTTGAAATTCTGGTGTCTTCATGCTAATTCTCCAAATGCTACAGAACTTGTGTTTTCACTGTCTTTAGTCGTAAAGTCTTGCTCAACTGTAATGGTAGCATGAGAGCTAGTGCTAAAAGACGAGTTTTCATTCCTACAAATATTTTTAACTTGTGCCGAACTTTCTCTATAGTTAGCCATTGAAGCAACACAATGATTTGCAACACTCATATTGTTTGTGTAGTTATGCGTAATATTTCCTGTTCCTGAATCTCCGTATGAGGATATATTTAATGTTTCTTGTGCAGTTGGTGTGCCACTGCTATGAGCAACAGACGAAAACACTTTAGCTAATCCATCTTGCACATTCGTAGTGGTAACATTCCCTGCACCTGCAACAATAGTGATGCTGTTCTTTGCGTCTACTCCCTCTAGGGCATTTGTTCTTAGTGTACTCATGCCAAGTCTCCGTGTAACGTGTACAAATTATTTGTGTCATCTCGTATAGTATCAGCATCACTTTGATTAAGAACATTTCTAACAGCAAAAGCACTTGTAGTAGGAGTATCATCAACCATTACTGACCTACCTGTTCCTGTTGTTCCGTCATTTCCTGTTGTACCATGACCTACATAATTACCATTTCCAAAATTATTTGAGAAGTTTAATGAAGCTCTACCAGTAGCAGTATCAGTAATACTCGCTGTGTTTAAGGAATCATCAATGGAAGGTGTTGACGCACCATTCCAATGACACCATACCTTACACAACCCCTGCTGTAAGTTGGTAGTTGTAGAGTTACCCTCTCCTGTGACGGCAATAGACCCTGCTGTTGTTGTGCCTGTGAGTGTGTTTGTTTTGAGTGTTGCCATTATGCCAAGTCTCCATGCATAGAACTGCTAATTAAATTGTTATCTCCAAAGTTACTAGTAGTGTTTGAAGTAACTTCTACGTGAGATGTTGCTATAGCATCGTCATTACCAACACACATTATTAAATCATCTATATTGTTACGACAAGAGCCAGAAACACTAAAGTCATTATTACTCATGTTGTTTGAAAAAGTAAGTCTATACTTACCTACAGCGTTATCTGTTACACCAGACATATTAAAACTATCTCTATTTGCAGCAGTACCAGAGCCATCAAGATTTGACCAAGCCTTAGTCAGTCCTTGCTGTAAACTTGTGGTTGTAGCACCACCATCACTTTTAACCGTCATTTGAGCAGAAGAGTCAACGGTGATAGCCGTAGTATTATTCGTATGTTTTATGTTTTGTACTAGAAGATTGCTCATAGTATTGCTACGTTTCCTCCTGAGTTAATCGTCAGTGTGATGCCACTTGCTATTGTCAATGGACCTGTGACATTAGCGTTTTCTGTAGCTTCTATTGTTGTATTCACATCAAGTGTCTGAGCGTTGGTTCTAAACATACCACCATTCTTAAATGTGCCTTTGTTCTGTGTTGGTATTGTGATACTTGTATCCGTAGCACCAAGATAGATAACAAAGATATTTCCTGTGCCACTTGATGGAGCTTCTGTAAACGTAAGGCTTGTACCATTCGGCACTGTGAATGCGTCTACACTCTCCTGTATTACACCGTCAACGCTTACTATGATGTCCTCTTGAGCAACAGTCTGATTTAACGTAAAGACGGTTGTAGAGTTATCTCCGTTAAACTCCTGCGTAGCAGGTCTTGATGAAAAACTAGAACCAACTTGACTACCAATATATGGCATAACTCCTCCTATGTGCTAATGGCATCCACCACAGAAACCCAAACATCTGCACTGCTTGCCGTATTACTTTTTACTTTTAGTGCATCACCAGACTGCATTACAACCTTTGCTCCACCGTCTAATATTTGTAGTGCTGATCCTGCAGGTATGGGTGCATCCTTAATTAGATGAATATCGTTAGAACTATCGTTTATATATACCTCTACTGTAATCTGCGATGAGGTTACGTTTGCTACCATTATCCCAACTATAGCGTCATCGGAGTTTGCTGTTCGTAAAGTTACGGCACTTGTGCCTACACCATTGGCTGTATTTCGTTCAAAATCTTGTGCCATCTATTCTCCTTTACAATGCTATCGCCATCGCTGTAGCAAAGCCTTTACTTGCTGAGTCTGCCGATGCGTATGTCTTTATATCCGATGCAGGTATCTGCTTTGTGGTTGTGCCATCAATTATTATTATCGCATCTGAGTCTGCTACTGTAATAGATGATGTGGATTTAGCTGAACCATCAAGCAAGTTTAACTCTGCTGCTGTAGAATCAACGGCAGCGAGTTTGGTGAAATCAGCCTGTACTAATCCTGATACACCATCAAGCAAGTTTAGTTCTTCTGGCGTAGATGTAATCTGTGTGGCACTCGCTGCTGCAAGAACAGGCAAAGTACCTGACTGGTTTGGCAGACTTATTGTTCTATCGGCTGTAGGATCGACCGTTGTAAGTGTTGTCTCGTGTGCGTCAGGAGTAGAACCCTCAAACACTAAAGTGTTCTGAACATTTATAGTTGTGCTGTCTACTGTTGTAGTTGTACCGCTTACTGTGAGATTACCTGTGACTGTAAGGTTATCGTTTACCGTTGTCTCTGAGGTGGTATGACCTATAGATATAGCAGTTCCTGATACACCTGTACCTATCGCTACAGACTCACCACTGTTTCCTGTATCTACCACAAGATAATTATCTGATCCTTGCTTTATTGTAAACGCTGTAGCTGAGTTGTCGGATACGGCTACGTTTATATCCGTTCCGTCTGGACTGATAGAGTCTACAGCTATATCGCCCACATTAGTGATATTGTTGTCACCAAAACTTACGTTATCGCCAAAGGTTTTGTTTGTAAGCGTAGCCGTTGAGGATGTTGACACTAAACGAGCGTTACCCCCTGTGCTAGGTAAAGTTAGAGTGTTTGATGCACTCTCTGAATGAGGGGCTGCATTTAGTATCTGACCATGACTGTTATTCTCACAGTTAAACTGTATTGCTCCCTGATTATCGTTGCCTTTGACTGTAACGTGTCCCGTTCCATTTGGAGCTAACTCTAAATCTGCATTGGATGTGGTAACAATATCGTTGCCGTTTAAATCTAAATTACCTCCTAACTGAGGACTCGTATCGTTTACTACATCAACACCTGTAAGACTTGCACCACTACCGCTAAAAGCTGTAGCTGTTACTGTGCCTCCTATAGCAACATTGTTACTACCGTCCTCAACAACAATCTTACTGGCAGGCACTGTAATAAATACATCTTTGGTTCCTGCACTAAAATCAACTAAGTTATTACTGTTTGAGCTTGCAATGACGGAGCGTGCCAGTGTCGTGCCAGAGGATGTAAATGTTCCTAAACCAACCTCAAAAGCATTATTGGTGCTATCTACAATAGCATAATAGGTTGTATCAGAATTAGATAAATTAGCAGTAAACGTTTCAAAATTAGCAACAGCTCCTGCTAAGGTGATTGTGCCTGTGCCTGTTGTTGTGGTTGTTTCACGAACTCTATCTGCTACTACAAAGGCCATTACGCTATCCTTATAATTGCGTTACTCGCGTCAGCCGCCGGAAAGACAACGGTAAAATCTCCTGACGACGCTGATTTGTCAGAACCAAAATCTAATACACACACCGCCGGATCACCAGAAGCACTATCATTAAATATCAAGGCTCCCCTTGCAGTAAGGGTTACATTACTAAAGGTTTCGTCGGTAAAATCTGTTAACGCGGTGGTGCTTGACGCCGTAGGCGTAACGTTTGTTAAGGCTCCACCCTTAGCAGTATAGTTTGTACCCGACACTTCATTGCTTGTTGTATAAGCCGTAGTATCGGCCCCAAGACTGGCACTTGAAGTATACAATGCTATGTTAAAAGTATTACCCGAGCTGTTTGTAAAATTATGTACTCCTTTAAGAAGCTCAACTTTAAAAGACGTACACATTGCTTGCGATATAGCCATTACATTCTCCTTATATATTCTGCAAGTTTTTCATGCCCTGCATCTTTAATAGCATTATATACAGTGGTTCGATCCGATTTAATAGCCTCTTTCATATAATGCGTAATTACTTTATGGAGATGTTCTTTAAACGCTCGCGCTTGGTCCCTTATTTCAGGGGCGGCATTATCTCCTATCTCAACAATTTTATCTACACATCTTGTTGCTACCTCTTCAGGAGTAAATCCCCTATTATTTGTAGTGTGTATATCAACAATAGGTGTTTTTGGTAGTTCCATTAACATTATTGTTTATCCCTCATAACCATGCCGGTTCTGTAATAATCTGTTACCTCTTTTGCTTCGCCATAAAGTTTAAGCGATTGCACCGCTTCAGTAAACCTTTGTGCATAATTTTGCATCACATCCGGCTCACCTTTCATAAACGTATACGCCTCCAATAAACTACCATACAATAAGGCATTTGGCGCATTTGTACTTAGCCACGTTGTGCCCGAATCACTACCGGCAGTAAGACTGTTTGGCCTGTAGTAATAATGCAACTCTACGGCAAAGCTGCTACTAGGCGTAGGTGCTACAATAAAGTTATCGGTATCGAACAAAGCATAAAACCGGGGCGACCCCGTGGTAGAAGAGTTTGGAGTAAACGTTTGTACAAAATTAACGTCCTTGAAATCTAAAAAGTTTATATTGCTACTACTGTCTGTAAAACTAAGCGAGAAAGGGGTTAAAAAGTCATCAGGACAAGCTAGAAATTGGTTACTAGACGTAAAAGCGGCTGTTGCATTTTTTCTAAAAACACTAAGCTGTACGTTTTTTAATATACGCTCTTCGGCTATCTTTATAAAATTAGATAAATTACTAACAAAAGTTGTTTCGGTGTTTTCTGAATAGTCCTGTATAGCTGATTTTAATTGTGTAAAAGTAAAGCTCATGTTGTTACCGTAACCTCTCCAAGTAGAGCAGATGCCCTAATCTCCACCCCTCTATTAGGAAAGCCCCCTGCCCCTACCGGAACGGTTCTGGGTTCTTTTCTATCGGGGCGTGCATCTTTCAAGGCTTGGGAGTCAACCACTGTCGGAAAAGGCTCAAGTTGTGGCTGTTTTGCCTCAAACTCATCTTTGCCAACAAGAGAGCCATTCCACTCTTTACGCATATCTTTATATCTATAACGAAATCCGGATCTATCTGATATGGCGTAAGCGTGTTTACCTTGTGCAAATCGAGCCATCAGGAACTCCTAAAATACTCATACTGAGGCACCACATTAAACGAAGCTCTGTCTCTGTCCTCAGTCATCGCGCGTTGAAACTCCTCTTCGTACACTGCTTTTAACATCTGTGTTCTGTTTGGCGCTCTCTTCATGCTTATGTAATAGGCGAGTCCCGCTGCTAAACATGGAAAAAATCGAAAAGGCATATCCATAGTATTTATATAAGTATCAGCATCGTCCATACGTGTAAGAGCGTCAAATATAATAGTATCTGTGCTATTCTCTGGTGTCGGCCAAATCTTTAACACCGGCGTTATCTGTCTATCCAAAAAGAATTGATTAGGTCGTCCTGTTGTACTTTTGGTTGGTATGCCCAAATATGTGGATCGGCTTATGCGTTCCATAGCAAAGTCTGTGCTACTACGCCTTACAACAACAGAAAGTATATCAATCACATTCGTATTCAGGTTGTACGTAGATGTACCGGAGGTAAGCGCCTGTGTGGTCTGTGTTATGGTCCACTGATTAAGACCACGGTTGGCCCACTCGGCTAACATAAGATTCAAAGAACGCTTGGCAGATTTAAGATCGTAACCCGTTCTGACCTCTAAACCACAACGTTCAAACGCCTCTTCGATGTACTCTGCAACGTCGAGTTCGAAGTCTGTGCTATCTGATACGGCCATTTACTCATCCTTGTTTGCATACATATTATCAAAAATTTGGTTTACGTCCAACACATAATCTAAATCAGACTTTGAGTAATGTATATGCTGCGATGGTTTAAAGTCCGGCGGACCCTCCCCCGTCTCAAACCATGCGGGATGAGTAACACGAACACGGTTGTTTGGCAAGGCTACAATATTACCGGTGTAGTCGCCGGCATCTAATAAGGTAAGAACATGACTTTGTTTATGCTGTGCAGGGTCATCCGCTATCTCGCTGCCTGTATAATCTACAGTAAAATGATATTTAGCAGGATAAAACTCCCCTCCTATCTTTGCCATCCACGGACAAGGAGTTGCTCTATCTAACGTATAAACAGCATGATGGTGCGAGGCACAGTCCCAAGGCTGTGCTAAATATGTCTCCATAGGGTCGGGCCAACCTTCAAAATCAAAATCGCCAACAAGCGCTGTAATAGGCATACGAGCCCACATAGCACCACCGTGCACATTAGGCTCATCGTCATCATTCTCACACCCAGTAAATATTACTTGAAAAGACAAACACCTATTCGGCATTGTCGTGACGGCAATAGCCATCGCGTGCAAAAACTCACCATGATATTTTTCATGGTTGTGTGTATATTCTCGACGCACCCAACATTTAAAATGCGGGATGTTACTCTGTAAATACGGCAAATTTAGGCCTTTTTAGTATCCTTAACTAATTTCATTCCTTTTTTCTTCGCTTCGGCCCGTAGTTGTGCAATCGTCATAGTTTTAGCAGCACCACCATTTTTCATCATTTTAATGTTGCCACCTTTTTTCATCATACGTGGTTTTACATTTCCGCCCTTCTTCATCATTCTTGGCTTTACGTTACCACCCTTTTTCATCATACGAGGCTTTACACCTCCGCCTCTTTTCATTGCATATGTTTTCTTTTTTCTCATAAGTTTCTCCTAAGTATACAAAGTTTTCTTACGCCTGTCAGACATGACTGCCCCACAGCCTCGTGCAATAAAACGTTTACCTTTTAAATTTACTTCATTTCCTTCAACTTTACCACCCTTATCGTATCCTAAAGGCAGCCCTTGAGACTTTTTTCCTGTCACAGTAAAAGTGTCTCTAACTCTCCTGCTTACATCTTTAAGGGGTATTGTTCTATCTAAAAACTGTGAATAACTTATTTTTTTAGAGGTAAAATCATCAATAGCTTTGATGTATTTTCTTTCATCTCCAGTGTATGCTTGTCCCGCTCCCATTATCTCACAAAACCTCCATTACCCAAACGCACTACGGCCTGTTTTGTATTCTTAACTACTGTCTTGCCTTTTGCCCCTGCTTTTTTCTTTTTCTTGGCAGTAGCCGCACGCTCCTTCTTACTTAAAGATTGTGCTTTGCTACGAGGCAAACATCTGTCTGGATTCTTTTTATCTTTAGACGTACCACATTTCCCTTTGATACTTCCGTCCGTACCAATACGAACCCAGTCTTGTTTAAGCCATTTTTTAAGTTCGCCCATTAGCGACCCTTTCTTTTTCCGCCTTTTGATTTCTTAGCATAATTTGGATCTTTGCAATATTTACTTGCGGCTAAATTTGCATAAGCGCTTGGGTATGTATCAAAAGTGCGCTTTGCCCATGCTTTACCTTCGGGACAAATCTTACCGCCCTTTTTCATTTTGACAACACCACCCTTGGCCATCTTTACCACAGGACAAGCTCCACGCCCTAGATTTACCTTACTTCTTGATTGCGGCCTGTTCATACTTTGCACTCCTTTTAATAAAGTCTTCCCATAAAGGTTTTAACATTGCGTTGTTTTGTTCAATCTTGACAGACATCACAGCTATTTCCTTATCTACATTAATAAGGGTCACAGTCATCCATGTGATTGCGCCTAGAGACATTGTGGTAATACCACCAACAAAAGCTTGTTTAATTAACACCGCCATCTTCTCCTTGCCTGTCTTAAACGACTATTTGGATTTTTAGCCGCTTTTGGAAACTTCTTCATCTGTCCGGCGCTTCGTGCACAAAATGACTTACGCCTTGCTTTATCTTTAGCTGTCAGGTTCTTCTTCTTTGTAACAGCCGTTTTTAACTTACTTCCCGGATTGTCGCGTCTGAATTTAGCAACCCCGGCTTTAGTCATTCCCGCCCCAGATTTAGTGGAGCGGAAATACTTTTTGGTTTTAGGCGGTTGCTTGTCTCGCCTAGTTTTAGTCATAATTCTTACGCATCATCAAGATGACGGTATACGTATCTGCACTAGAGTGTCCAACTGTTGTAAAATCAATGTCTCCAGTCACGCCGGACCCCGCATTGTTTTTAAGACCACCAAACTCACTGTAGTCGTGATGACCACTTTGGTTTTCGCCTAGCTCTATGATAAAAGCATCCGATGAAGCATCAAAAAACATCCTAACCTTCATGCCAATACACTGCCACCATATCTTATCTATAGTGACATTTGTGCAGGTTTGACCATGCCCGTTAGTGTTTAAGGCGCTAACATCGACCTTTTTTACCGCAGATTCACCGGTTCCATCTGAAATGTTCGTAAACTTCATCACAAGGGTTTTGTCGTTATCGACAAGCGTTTGTGAGGTTACTGCATCAGCCATGTTACCCTCCTAGAATACTGAGTATTCTAATTCTACTGTAAATCTTCCCGCAGTTGCATCTGCATTAAGTGTTGTTGTAGCGGCTGCGTACAGATGTTTACTTGCAATCGGTGCCGTAACATTTGGTTCAAACACGTGAAAATTACCGGCAGAATTATTGAAGTTTATATCAACCTCTGTAACAGATAGAGCTGCTGATAGTGTGGGAGAAAAAGCAGCCACACCTGCACCAACAATTTCTGTGCCAGAAGATACCGCTGCGTTAGTAGCTGTGCCAGAGGTAGCACTCAGTTGAAGTGATCCAACAAGTGTTTGACCTGCGGCAGTAGTAATACCCACAACAGCCTTATGTATAAAAAACTTAGTGGCTGTTACAAGATCGTCAGGATGGTCTGTGTTAAGAGTTCCTAATTCAACTAGAACATCACCGTCACCATACGCTGAACTTGTATCTGTTGCGGCTAGAGTACCTACAAATGTTTGTATTTTTCTGGTCCCTAAAGAAATAAGCTGTCCAGTTGAATTTATAGAAAAACCTGTTTCTGTAAAAGCACCCGTAGCACTTGCTTTATTTACTGCTTTGAAACCTCCGGTCGCACGTACTGGACCGGAAAAAGTTGAGTTGCCCATGTTTATCTCCTTGTCTTGGCAATGTCAGTCACACCATGTGACTGTCAAGGTAGTTTAATTATACACAAAAAAAAGAGGGCGACAAGAGCCGCCCTCGATTATTTAGGTTTTGAAGGAAATATTATGCGCCCGGCGTACCGAACACACAACGCCAATCTGAAACACCAAAGCTATAACGTTCTCTAGCTTTGAATCTCATATTACCAGTGTCAAAGTCACCTTCCATGGCTGTCTTAATCGGTGCACGATTAAAATATTTAAAGCCATTCGGTGCATCTGTCTTAATGAAAAACGCATCCGTATCCGTCAAGAAATGGTTTACTACAGCGCCTTGCGGTAGCATACCCATGTTATTGATGGCGTTTGCGTCATTGTCGGATGTTCCCGGTCTTAGATTAGAGTTCAACACTCTTTCCGCAACAAACTGAAGCTCTTTCGGTATGATTAGCTTTGTACCTCTAACAGCAATCTTTAGACCTCTCTCGTCGGTTAGACCGGCGATGTCAATCAACATCTGTTCCAATGATGTTTCATTTAAGTCAGCAGCCACAGAAAGAAGGTTTCTCTGGTTGCCGTTTAATGAAGGGTGAGAAGATGAACACAACGCAGCTCCGTCACCAATCGCATTGGTAGAACTAAACGCATTATTCAGAATAGAAGCAGCTTTAATCTGCTTTGTCTGAGCCATGGATCTAGCCAGTGCTTTTGTGTATCGGGACGCTAACCTATCGTAAAGATTATCTTCAATAGCTTCCTCTGTAATAGCGAAAGCTAGAGCGATTGTCTCGTGAGTATAGCGTGCTGTGAAAGTTTCCTGCGCAGAGTCAAAGGACACAGTGCCCCCTTCCTCTTTTGTTGGCGCAGTACTGAAACCTGCAAGCATGACTTCCTCTTCAAACGCTCTGTCTGAAGTCTCTTCATCAAAGATTTCTGCGTGCTCATTTTCGTATCTATCGTACTCAAGACCAAATAAGGCGTTAAGTCCGGGTTCTAGCTCTTTTGCTAGTTGGGCTCTACTAATTGCAGACATTACTTAACCTCCTTATATACCGGTATTCGCTGCGGTGCCTACGGCAGCAGCAAAACCTGAGTTAAATGGAGCGTTTAATCGCACTATGTACTGATGTCCGACGGCAGAGTAATCCGTGTTGCCTTCATCTTCATAAAGACCACAGATACGTAAATCTAGTCCGGCAGTTGTTGCGGCTGTGCTGATGTCAAGCATATCAGAGGATCTACCTGTATTAGTAGAACCGTTGTTAACACTTGCCATATCGCAGTTAGCAAAAGTATCAGCGAGCGCGGTCGCTCGATCAGTGTTTGTTCCATCCGCAACTACGCTATATAGCTGCATTGGATTGTCGTATACAAATGCCTTTACAGGAAAGTTTGTATCGACGCTTACATTGTTACTACCCGGCCAGTAGTTTTTAAAAGTTGTTTTCTTTGTTCCTGAGTCAACAAATTCCACACCATAAAAAACACCGAGGGGAGCAACGGCTTGATCCGTTATGGCTATGGTTCCACCCGCTAATGGAATAACAATCCCACCTTGATAAATCGCAGTAGTATAGTTACTAGCGATTTCATACATGGTTGTACCCGTTGTATTGTAACCGCTACCTGTTATTCCAATAGGACGTAGACCATAACCTCCAGTAAGACTATTAGCCATTTAGGCCTCCTATTAATTTAAGTTTCATTTCTGTGAACCTCCAAAGGTCACGCGAGACTGACGATCAGGTTTACTGATTGTCATAGTTGAATGTGCATTCTCTCTCATCATGTCCTGATCCACTGCTGTCATCTGGTCCGCATTCCTTTGTGAAAAGTAATCCGTTCTTTCTGCTACAGTTTCAACAGGTATCCGAGCAAGAAGCAATCCGCCTACACCAAATACACCCTCATATTTACCTGAGTCTACAACAGGGGCTTCAAAATCAGGAAATTCGTCCTTACGAACTAATTCCCAACCCTCTCTCATTTTTGCACTGATATTCTTTGTATCATTGTATCCACGGGTTTCCGCTCTGATCCAACGATGCTTAAAACCATCAGGCGCAGGTGGTGCGTCTAACATAGATGGGGGAGCCCATGGTTTACGCCTAACCGTTTTCTCCCTAGTTTGTTCAGCGCGAGAAGTTCGCTTCACAGTATTCTCAAACATTTCATTTTGTTCTTCAGCCATTTAACTTACTCCTTCACGTATTTCGCGTATTCTTCAAGTGGCACACCCAATTTTTTAGCTATTGCAACTTGGCTAGGGGTGAGTCTAACCTTTTTATTACTACTGCGCCCAGAAGTTGTGCGGGATACAGAAGCTACCGTCTGAGCGGGTCGTTTGCTTCCTCCGTTAAACTTATGCGGAAATTCTGTCTGCACTCGTCTATCCAGTTCAGTATAGTACTCATCGGAGTTCGGGTCAAACCCTTCTTCCTCAATTAATTTTTTATGAATACCAAAAGCCGCATACGTCATGGCTTCGTCCTGACCAAACCAGTTATTCTTTGAGGCCCATGCTTCCGCCTTGGGTGACGGTTTTCGGGCCGGCTGTTGCACTTGCTGCTGTTGCGGTTGGGGCTGCTCTTGTACTTGTTTAGCCAACCGTTCCTGCTGTTGCTTTGCTTGTTGGGCTCTATCATTCTCAATAGCCAAAGCGGTAATCTTACGCTGTGCTTCTACAACAGCATTTGTGTCACCGACTTCCATGGCTTTTGCCATGTCTTGCTCGGCAGCCGTCATCTGTGATTCTACCCGTGTGCTATACTCCGTTACATAATTAGTATCCAAAGTATTCATACGGTTGCGTAATTCAGTAGATTCAGCCTGCACTTTCTGTGCATATGTAATCGCTTCTTCTCTCTGACGCTCGGCTTCCCGCATCTTTTTAGTCAAACGATCAATACGTTTCTGTGTTGCGGACTCGGCTTTTTCAAAATTATCGGGCTTCTCGACCTCGACAGTTTCTACTTTGTCCTCTTCCTTGGCTTCAGTCTTTACCTCAACCTCAGTGTCCTGCTCTTCTTCGAGCTCAAGTTCTATTTGTTGTTCTGCCATTATTTACTCCTAGAAATGCAAAATGTCTTCGGGTTCAAGTATTCGTGCAAGAACCTCATCGTCATTAAGTATTCTTACCTCGCCCCCATCTATTTTAAAACGCGATCCCGCGTAACGGGCAAACATTACCCAATTACCCGCTTCACACCACGCCCCGGTAGGAAACTTGTCCTTATCTTTAAAAGCAAGATCACCAACCTTTAATACATACCCAACCTGTGTAGACACGGTATTTTCTTCAACAACGTTTTCCGGCAGATATATTCCGCCTTCTGTTTTACCTTTGCCTTTGTAGGGTAGTATTAAAAGTCGCCAACCTGTCGGGGTTGGCATTCTTTCTAAAAGTGTTGCGCTAAGAGCTTCTGGATTCAAAACTTTTTCTTTTGTTTCCACATACGCCTCAGCGACGGATTCTGCATTAGTCATTTAAACGCTCCTGTTTATCTAGCAGGCCCTTGAGTTCCTGTTCCACATGATTGAGGGCTGAAAGATTACCCATCATCTCACGATATTGCTCCATATTTTTTATCTGGTCAAAAAGTAATTGTTCCTGCACAAAAGATTTTCGGTCATCTATGATTCGATAAATGGCTTGTGCCAGTTGTACTCCGTCCAAAACTTCTACTCCAGATAAGACTTAATCTAGTATTATGCGAAAATATAAGGCTTGTCTAGTTCTTTTCAAAATGAGGACCATCGATAAAGGGCCTGCGTGATTGCGAGCGACGTAAATCGATATAAGCGTTCATCGCTTCTTCGGCCGTGCCGTCCCAGTCACGAAGGTCATCTATTTGCCATGCGGCGCCCCACCTAATTTTAACGCCTTCTCGCACTGCTGCTTCTTTCATAGCATCCGCTATTTCATCATAAACCTGAATTTCCCAACAGGGCTGTCCGTCTTGGTACGCCATTAAATCGACAGCGTGTGCTGTGCCATCGTCTTGCAACAAATGTTTTGATTTCATCGTTTGGGATCGGCCCGATTTGAAAAGCTTCTCCTGTTCGGCTAAAGAACGAACCCCATAAATCACGCCAAAATCGACGGATGTCAGCTCAATCGCCTTCTTTACTGTTTCTACCAGATCCTCGCTCACGCCCTCCAGTTTTCCCAGACTCCTGTTTGATAATTTGAATGCCATCTTGTTTCTCCTGCTTTTTGTGGACAAAATCTACCCACTCTTTATTCATATCATAGAAGTATTGACAATATTTACAACGCAAACTTCCGTCTACGTTTTCCATATCGTGGCCACAAACATCACACTTAGTGGATGTTATTTGGTTAATCCTTTTTGCTTCTCATACGTGCGGAGTCCCCCGATTCCGAGCATACCGCCCAAAACCGTTAGAAGCGTACCCATGTCAAATTCAGGAAGCTCGGGAAGAGCTACTCCCGCAATCGCACAACCAAAGATAATTAAGTCTTTGAGGATAAAATGATATAGGAAGGCAAACGCACAGCACCAACCCACAGCCGGGCGCCATCCGCCCTTAAACAATGAGCCTGACGCCGCTTCGGCTTTATTTACCTCTACCTGAGAAAGCGCAAGCTCCTGAGCGTGTTTCTGCCCCATCGTGGCTATTTCGTGTGCCAACTTTGCTTTTTCGTCCTTATCTTCTATAAATTTATCAAGAAGACCACTTACAGGACCTATAAGAGATTGTAACATTATACCACTACCTTCTTCTTCTTTTTCTTGCCCTCACTAATAATTGTGGGCATTTTTGGATACGCAAGTTTTTCCAATTCACTTAACTCTTGATCGCCGGCACTACTTTTCTTTTTCTGTCGGCCCCGATCAACAAGTGTCGGTACACTACCTCTCGATATGGTCATTCTTTTTCTCTCCTCTTTTAGCTAATTGATTAAATCCGATAAAGCTTGCCAAAACGCCCATGTTTGATAATACCCAAATTTCAGCGATTCCTGAGAGGTGGGAAATTCTATCCACAGGAACTAAGGGCGTCATCAACACAACTATAAACGCTGTTACAGTTAGTGCTGAAAACCACACAAGATGACGTTGTTGGTCCTCTTTCTTGTCTCTGTTCTCTAAAAGGACCATGCGCTCACGCATAGCCATTTCTTGATCGCTAACAACCCCATCGCCGTTTGCGTCAGCTTTCTCCCACACAGAGCCTTTTTCTAACTTCTTTTGTGTCATTCTTTTTTTCTTTCCGCTACTTTTGGTTTGCAATATGCAGAAAAAGTATTTCTTGTTTGTCGCTCATTGTAAAAGTTTATTTTCTCCGCATACCAGTTACACTTATCAATACTACCATATTCTATGGAGTCATCGTAAATTTCAGTACCTTCAAGAATAACTAACACAAACAGTAATACCTTCATTTTTTAAAACTATCATTCAACGAATCGACAACACTGTCAATATTTGGTTCTGTACCACCGGGCTCATATTTACAGCTGTATTCTATAGGACATTGGCCCTCAACAACAAGAGAATATGTGTCATTCGCCCCTTTGTATAGACAAACTTCCTGACCATTTCGCGCCTTCTTTCTTTTGTAACGACGGCACGTTATATATTTTGGGTCCTCACGAACCCCCCGTCTAATCTCTTGTTCCCAAGTCCAGTCACTAAATTTTTTTAAAAAACAACTAAAGCACTGAATAATATTTTCTGATTGTGCTAAATATATCACATAACCATCAGTGCAAAGCCACTCAAACGTTTCTTGACCGCCTTGTTTACGGACACATTGATCCCTAGTCTGATAGCCACCACCCTCTGTCGAGTCCCATGAGGGAGTAAACGAAAAGACCAAGAACAGCCAAGCCAACAGTAAGCACCACAATAAGCACCACAATCCCAATGACCTTCTCTCTAAATATCTTTTTATCATATATCTCCTGCTGTCTACGTTTGCGTATTTGGCCTTCCATACGTAATAATTCGTCCCAAGCAGCCGTTCCATGCGTAAACTTAATAAACTGTTGTAACTCATATCGCTGCTCTTCTAGCTTCTTTTTTGCTGCGAACGCCTCGATTGCCTCTTGTTCTACCGTGCCCCCACCAAACACTTTACGAAACATAGTAGGGTTCTTTGCCGATTTATGGACCGCATCCACATCAGACACAGCCCCCATCCATCTTGACAGATCCTGTGACATACTCTCAAGATCGCGGCCTGCCTGAAAGGCACGCTTAATTCCCGAGAACGCCGTGCTTGCGGTAGCTACAGCCGCAGAAATAGTGACTGGATCGAACATAGTTTTTCCCGTAGTTTCATAGGTTACTTACTTTTGCTTTTAATAAATTCTCTTTGCATCGCTGCATCTATACGTGCACTTGTCTGTCGTTCCTGACTCGACAACCGCTGTTGGAACTGATCGGCACGTAATCTCTGATTCTGTGCATCAAGATTAAGTTTTGCCTGATCGTTCTGCGCATCGTTCTGTTCTGCCTGTGCTCTAAGCTGCAACTCCTTCTCCTTGAGCTGCACCAGAGGATCTGGTCCCTGACCCGAGGCCTGTTGTGATAGTTGTCTCAACTGCTGCATACCTTGCGCTACAAACTTAGCCTTAATACTTTCCATCAGCATCTCCTGCTGTTCCGGCGCCATCGGTCCCTGCTTACGCATCTCCATCATCGCCATTTCTTCTGCTTGTATCTGCACGTGTTCAATACAGTGCTTCTGTAGAGCCATAGCTAAAGCCGGCATACCACCAATCATAGGTGACGCTCCAAACACTAAATGCGCCATAATGTGGGACTCATGGTCCTGCCCCTGAAACGCCTTCAACGTCACCATATCCATAACATCTATATTCTCCTGCGCCGGATCTTTGGGTGTAGGCTCCTCATCGGGCACACGCTTCATAATTCTATCGGTATCCTTAACCCCAAGCGCATCATACATATCACGGTACACTTCATACATATTATGTAAATCAGGTGCAGCACCCGCTAACTGTAGCTTCGTTTGCGCCAACGCAATCCTTTGTGCCTGTGAAAAGACATTTGGGTCCGATACAGGCACAACATCTACTCTATCGTCAAAGTCAGTCGCTTTTATAGCACTGTCCTCACCCTCTACCGCATAAGGGTATTCACCGGGTAAACTCTCGCTCATCACTCGTGACAGGATCTTAAACTCCAACCGCATCGCATAATGCAGTCTCTTATGCACCGCACTCATCACCCGTGAGCCCTGTTCCAACAACGCTATAGTCGTACCGACAGCCGCCTGCTGATTACCATCGCCAACCTTCATATCCGTAATCGTGGCAAACCTACGTCCTGCATCAACAACAAATCCCAATAACTGGAATAAGGTTTGATCGGGACCTTTAAATGGCAGCGGCATAAGGCTGTCACGAATAGCCCCTCCGGGAGCATCCACATCGCGGAACTCACCGGGCTGAAGCGGATCATCGTCGTCTCGGATCCGTAGTCCACGGGCCTTGAAACCCGCAGGAAGGTTGGACAACGTACCGGCGTCGATTAGCTGCCTCAGAGCCGCTGTGGCGGTTCGTGACAACCCGCCAATCGTGTGAATAAGTCCCAACCCATAGAAACCAAAACCGGGTAGAAACTTATAGTGCACAAAATATTGTATCTTGCGCTTCATATCATCATCTTCACGATAATTACGGCGTATGGACAATATCTGCCCGTTATCCTGACTAATTGTAACCACATACGGTACTTTTATACCTGTGGGCTCCCCATCCTCGTCTGTTTCTTCATAGCCCTCAATGTCTAAATCGACATGACATTCGAGCAAAGTACAGTCATAATCTATCTGATTTGGCGACATTCCGTCTATTTTATTAATTTCATCGGTTACAGAATCACCTTCTGCCTGCCCCGGAAGTACCGGAATATCGAGATAAAAGCCCGATATTTGTTTCTTTCTGAGCTCATTTAGCGATATTCGCAGCGTTTGCGTAATATTTGGGCACGTTTCAAGGTCCGAAGTCTCATAAGGCACCACCAAATGCTCTGCCGGTATAAATTTAGACACCGCTCTGCCCATATTTTCATCATAATACACTTTTTTAAACGTTGAACCGGCCAACGGTAGATAAAAAAGCATCTGATCGAGCTCTGGTGTGTACTCTTCCATTACATTTGTGATGTAATAGTTCATAAACTGGCGTACACGCTGTGATTGCTGCTGTTTATCGCGTGTTTCGGCACCAACTATCGTAGTTCTGACGGGACCCGACGACGGAAGTAGCTCATTAAAGGCCTGTGCCTGAAATTGTGTTGCCGCTTCGGCCAATAACGGGTGTGTTACACCAGAAGAACCCCTAAACGGCTGTGTTCTCTCTTCATAACTAAAGCCTAACAGCTCTAAACCATTAGCATAGGCATCTTCCCACTCCTGCCGACCCGCTTTATTCGCGTCATACTCCCCCAAAAGCTCGCCTGCTATACGTCCAAGCTCTCTATCGGGCATTTCTTCGGCTAAATTAGAATAAAAATCATCACTTGTGCCTCTTTGATCGGTCGGCTCAAAGTCCACGGTCACACCACCGTCGTCCTCGGCGGTAATCTCTATGTCCATGTTCTCCGCTTCAACATCCATATCGACCATCGCTATCGGCTCCATACTACCGGGGACCTCTAGCTCTACTTCTGCTGCCAGATCTTCTGGATCAAGCTGTGATGGTATTCCTTTTTCTATAGCCATAGTGACTCCTTTTGGTTACCCTACCATAAACGATTGATAAGCGCCAATACCTTTTGGACCCTTGAACATATCGCGTGCTATGTCAGACAAGCCTGCGATACCGCCTTTAGCCATGGGTTTCGCCTGATCTTTTAAAAATTGTGCGACAAAACTACGTTGATCTCCAATCCCACGACCCTTGGGCACTTCTGTAAAAGGTATATCTCCGGCTGCGGACTTAATCACGTTTTTGTAATTATCACCACCCTGCACTAATACCTTATCGTAGCCCTGCATGGTTTCCGCAATCTTACTTATCTCGTCCGGATTACTTAAAAAATCCTTTACTTTATCTTTTGTCATTAATTGATCGTAGTTCTCTATCGGAGTGTCAGCACGTATAAGTCCGTGTTTCGCGGACAATATAGCGACATCTACGTTTTCAGGCACCCCCGCCTTTTTTATTGATTGAAATATAGGGCCTAAATATCTATCTAATGCTTTCATGTTACCAACGTCCGGGCATTTAGTACTACCACAGGACACAATCAATAACTGCTTACCCTTCTTAGCCTCTGTTGGAAAAAGACTTGTCGTTTTCGCTGTAGTGCCAGAGGGGAACATTTTTGGAATAATGCTTGAGGGCAAATCAATCCCGCTCTTACCAACGAAACCGGCTCTTTTTCGCACCTCTCTTTTAGCCGCAATTGATTCAAACATTCTTGCCCTACTAAGGTCCGTGATCTTGCCCCTTAGTCCACGATTATCTATTGCCTTGCCTAAAGCCTCGGAAACAGTTTTTTCCCTTAGAGGAGCTCCAGAATATATTACATCCTTTGGAGTAGTCCCTGTGCGCATAACGTGTGTTATGTCTTGCTGTATCTCCCCTAATGCAATAAGCTCTTCATCTTTTAATTTCATAAAATCATCGTAATTTTTGCCTTTTACAAAATCTGAAAGCTCTTTATTCATTGACGTAGTTACAGCGTCCATCTCTTCACTACGTTTCAAAGATTGCGATAATTGATCTACCGGATCGCCTTTGCCTTTTAAGGCCTTCTCTGTGCCAAAATACAAATCACGTAACTTGTTTGCTTTTGCTGCGGCACTACCTATAACGCCTTTTAAACCAACTTTTGCCGCTTTAGTTGTGGCTGTCGTAGGTATGACCTCACCAATTTCTCTTAAAACAGAGGGAACCATGGCTGCCCCCGCTACAGCAACAGGAGCTTTTTTAAGAAAATCTCTCTTTGATAAATCTACGCCACCCGCACTGGGTTGCGGTAAATTAACCTTTTTCCCTTTGGTCAACTGTTGTATCAACTTACTGGCAGGAACTAAAGATAGCAAAGCTTCACTCGATAACATACCCGCAACACCCGCCCCATACTCATCTTCAGGAATTGATTGCACATCTTTATACGTGCCCACATTACCCGCTGCCATTAAATTCTTAAACGTCTGGGACCCACCAACCGGATCTTCAGAAAAAGGCTTCATGCCCTGCTTGCCCGGTAAAAGATTTACAAGAAGAGGCGCCATGTTAACCATGTCAACAGGAAAACCTAAAAGATTAGCAATCCCCGTATTTGCTCCTTTTACAAAAGCCTTGGCTTTTTTCTTATCGCGTTCCGTAAACAGATCCGTCATCAGTAGTACGCTTTTACTTGCACGTTGTTATCCTCTTCTTCCCAATCGTCACTTGGTAGCTGCACAAAGTTGCCCTGACGATACCGCATCAAAGCCTGTGTCATACTATCCACAAGGTCATCATACTCCCCATTTGGAAAAGCCGCAACCTCCTCTATCATCTCATCCGCAAACTTCGTGTCTGGTGCGTACACCATGCCTGCTTCAAAAAGAACCGATACAGAGTGCACGCGCGTCACCTTATCATTACCCTTACTCGGTGTAAAGTTGACAACAGGTATACCCATGTTCCGTAGTTCGTGGGTCAAGGGCAGCCCCGTCGCCTTCGCCTCTATTATAATCGTATCCGGCTCCCAGTACTTATATTGCTCCAACGCTACCTGCTTCAACTCAGGAAAGTCCCACCTATCCTTCTGACTATCAAGAAGGATCAACGCCGGGGGACCCCCCGCTTCTTCGGGATAAAAAACACCCCATGTAGTAATCGCGCTATAGTCCGATGTCTCCTTCTTCGTGAACGCCGTATCGTAACTCTGAATAACATACTCCAGATTGGGAATACTCTCCTTCTCCCACTTCTGCCACCACTCACGCGGTATAATTGCGTTCTCCTCACCCGTCGGATTCTGCTGATACTGCGCATTCCATTTACTAGGGGGTATCGACGCCTTCACCGCCGTTAAATCCTCGAGGCTCCAGAACTCCGGCCAACAGGGACTGCCATCCGTAAAGATCGCCGGTAACTCTACAACTTCCCACTGGTCCGCTAATTCATCCTTCGCCATCGCACGCATCAACTGTCCCGTCATATCCTTCTCGGACCACCGGGTCTGTACCAAAACAATACTACCTCCCGGCTGTAGTCTCTGTCGGGGGCCCCCAGTATACCAGTCCCACGCATCATCAAAACCCGAATTAGACATCGCCGTCTGCTCCGAGTGCGGGTCATCTATAATCACCAAGTCTCCACCACGACCCGCTAAGTTGGAACCAACCCCCACCGCATAGTACATACCCCCCGATGTCGTGTCCCAACGACCGGATGCTTTACTGTCGGCGGACAAATTCACCGTCGGAAAGATATCCTTGTACTCATCACTATCAATAAGGTTCTTGGTCTTACGTCCAAAGTTCACGGCCAACTCCGTGGTGTGCGTCGCCTGAATAATCTTCATCTTTGGATTACGGCCCATCATCCACGCCGGAAACAAGAAGCTTGCAAACTCCGACTTCGTATGTCTTGGCGCCATATTGATAATCAAACGCTTCAGCTCGCCCTTGGCCACACGCTCTAACTTCTCGGCAATAATCTTATGGTGCCGACCGGCAATAAAATCCGGCCACATATTTTTTACAAAAATTAAAAAATCTTCCTGACACCTTTCGTGTTTTTCTAATTGTGCCAGTCGCAGCGTAAGCTTGGCCTCCTGCTCCGAAACATCCATCAGGGGGCCCCTGCGATTTTAAAAAACATATCGTCCCAACGAAACGGCTGCATACAATGAAACTCCGGCTTCTTATCTTTCAACCCATCCATCTTCAAATCTATCGCATCTTCCGCCTTAAACAAAAATAATTCTGCTCGCTCGGACGGCTTTGCCTGTTTCTTAATTAATATCCAACACGAAGCGTGTTTGTGTTTCGTGAGCCACGCTACCTGCGACGGGCGCAGATCTACTTTATTCGTCGTCGTAAACTTGAGCTCAACAAAATGAAAACAACCATGGATATCACAGAGCAAGACGTCTGGGATTCCTGCTCCGACCCAGTTTTCAATTCGCGTTAGCGACAGCTTTCGACTTACTCTCTGTGCCGCTTCCTTCACTTGTTTGTAAAAGCCGCTCTCCTTCTTCACGGCTATCGTTATCCTCTTCTGGGGTGATGTCGATTGTGACTGGGGCATAACTCTCCTTTATCTCTTTCAATGCTTTCATAACTTCTTCCTTAGACATACTGTCTATGCTCCCGTGTCGTATCTCCGATTTACTTACATATATATCACCCTGCGCCATACCACGGCGAAACTCCGCCTGCACCGCTGCCGAGTACGCACCATTCGCTAATGCCTCGTCCCGAATACGCTGCAAATCCCGCACGTGTCGTGAGAACGTAATACTATATTTCTCATCCAAAGCACGACGGTACTCTCTTATCGCATGAACCACATGAGGCGAGATATGTTGGTTCGTTAACTCATACGCTCGCGTATGGGCACTCGTTGCACTATACCCGGCATTCTCTGCCGCTTCGCGCATAGTTATCTGCCCATCCTTGCTGACAAGCTCGCGGACAAACAGCTCCTGCTTTCGTGTCAAAGGGGTTTTTATGGTGGCGGGTTTTCGACCACGAGTCTCTTGGCGTATTCCCGTTTTGCCTACTCTGCGCTTCCTCATTCTCGGACCTCGGTTGATGGTTAACAAACACGAATAATATGCACGTTTTTTAGGCAGTTAACAAGAACCTTTTTTCTGCACAATAATTAGGCAATGTTTCACGTGAAACATTCATACGATTTTTTGTATGATTATTCGTGAAAAACATGGCGCAAGCTAACGCTTGCAAAACACCGGGCCGTTGTCATTTTATCGCGATTTTTGGATCTCGGGCCCCGTTAATTGACCCGATATGCGGGGGCCCCTAGAAGAAAATTTTTAACCTTGGGCGGGGGGCCATGGTTCGCGGATCCGCTGCAGCCGTCGCGGATCTCGGGTCGCGGATCTTAAAAAAGGGTGCAGCCGCGTCACGTGGCGGGTCTAGGATCGCGGGCCGTGGATCTCGGCGGATCTCGGCGGATCTCGGCGGATCTCGGGCCATGGGTCGCGGGGCTCGTAGGTTTACGATCGCACGCGGACGGCGGGCCGTTGCGGATTTAACTGGAAATAGCGAACAAAAAAAAGCCCGCGCGAAGCGGGCTTAATCTCGGCCATGGGCGGGCTCTATGTATGGATATGGCCGTCGGGCTCTATTCCAAACGTGACGCCCCTATGAACTATTAAGGCCGTATCACGGGCGCCAATTTCGGGGTAGCATTCCCGCCGAAAATTTAAAAAGCTTATTGAAACGCGGTCTTTAAGAATACCTGCAACGTAAATATTTAAAGCGGGCTTTTCTCTATCGTATAACCTTTTCAAGGCGTTTAATTGGATCTTATTAAGTCGCATAATTAGCCCCCCTTTTAAATTCATCCACAAGAACCTTGCAACGTTCCATATCTTTATCGGCCAAGGCGTCAACAACGCCCGCGTGCAATAAAAGCTTTGAATACGTCGGAATATCCAAATTGGCATACTCCGCAAATTCTTTATAAAAATATTTTGATAAAAGATCTTCATTCATAGTTTTTTCCTATAGTTAAAAAGCGGGCTTCATTGCACCGCTTGCCCTAGTATAAGAAAAAATGAGATATAAACAACCCAAAATAAAAAAGCCCGCGTGAGCGGGCTTTATTTGGTCGCTATGGGCGGGCTTTATTCTTGCCCGATATCGCCCGCGATATGATGGCGAAGAATACGGCGGGGCGAAATAGTTTTGATAAATTTACGCAATGTTTCCGAGTCTGTTTTTTCTTGCGGTTTATCGGCCAAGCGCTTCCAATGTATATTGACGTTACCCCCGTCGGCATAACAGCCCCCGCGCGCGCCGTTGTTTATTTTCTTTTTTTGGTTCCCGTGCGCCGTAAAGGCTATAATAAAATTGCGATCAGGGCGGGCGCATAACGGCCCCTTTTCACCGCCACAATTTAAACAGCTTACTTTATCACTATTATATTCTTCAGGGCACCGAACAACCAAAACGCCGTCGCGTTCCTTATTTTTAAAGGCGTTTTCACTCCAATAACTTTGGGCAACGACAAAAACAGTTGGAATATTATTTTTAAAAGCTTTCACGGCCTTAGACCATAGATCGGCGCTATAATTTATCACGGCCTTTTTTTTCTCGGGGGCTATCAAATTAAACCATTGCGACGGGTCGAAATGCGAAAACGTAAACGCAAACCCGCCGACGGGTTTAAACCCATATAAAACGCGGGTATATTCTAGATCGATCTTTTCCGATCCGCGCCCGCTTGCATTAAGCTTGCAAGATGCGGGGCAAGATCCAAACTTATTGCCCCCGCCCGCCCTATATGTTATCGCAAGCCCCCGCGTTTTTTTGCCCGTAGACATTTCATTAACTAATAAAACCATTTTTTAAAATTCCCGTATTATTGACATTATCTTATATATATACATAAAAAAGGGCGGATGTAAACACCCGCCCGATTTAGTGATATTTTTACAATAGGCCAGCCCGCCCGCGTGGCGGGTCTGGAATTTACGCGACGGCCTTAACCCGCGACCAATCCGACGACCGCATATTTAAAACTTGCCCCCCGCGCCGTTGCCATAAATCAACGTCATCTTTTTCGGCCTTGTGTTGGCACGCCGTCACGGCGTTTATTAACGTCGCGCGGGTCAATGGTTTATCGCGTTCATACCCCGCTTGCCCTATTGTTGAAATAAGACCATTTAACAGCCCGCTTGTTTCCTGTTTGGTAAGGGCTAAAACTCGGCCCGCGTTACTGGCAAGCTCAACGGGCTCTATGCCCTCGGCAACGTCCGCACCCGCTAACCGCATTTTTTGCAATACGTCATCGAAGCTTTCACGGCTTGAGTAGCTTCTTACTAGATCGCGAAGCTTTAGGGCCATAGCCTTGTTATCAGCGTCTTTTGCTTCTTGCGATAAAACGCCGTAAACGTCGCTCTCACGGGCGCTTGTTATATGCGCGCTTCTGCTTCTGTTATCGGTCTGCATTCCATTTGTGCACGCCAAAGTCCAAAAATTCTGCCATACAGCAATCGACCCGTGCCCCGTTTCACTATTAGAAAAACCAATACCATTTGCCATTAAATCACCGACGTTAGCACCCTCTCCCGTTTGCTTGTTAAACTTGAAGCGCATATACATTCTTTTTTCGGTGTAATCGGCTTGCATAATCTCGGGGGCTTGATCGTTATCTAAAAGCGCGGGAATAGAAGCTTCTAAAAAATCGTAATTATCAAACGTTTTAAATTTGTCAGATAAATTAGCTCTAAGAGTAGAAGACGGGCCATTGTCAAACGTTCTAAGCATTCGGTTATTATTGTCTTGAGAATGCAACCTATTTAACAGCGCGTCAAATTCACTCGGGGCTTGATCTTGTAGGCGTCGCGCTGTACGGCTCTCAATACCATTGTAAACCGCGTATTGATTAAATGAAACGTCGTTAAAATCCATAACAAGGGTAGGTTCTCCGCCCCGCTGTTCGACTATCAACTGGGGCTTCATCTTCCCGTCATTGTCTTCTATTGTTCTTTTCTGCATATGATTAGCGGGAACAATATAATCGGCCTTGCGGCTTGCTTCTTCCTGAACCCTTTTCATCAACTGGGTAAGCTTCATTTCATTGTTATCTATTGTCATAGTTTTTCCTTATTTGTAGTTAAAATAAAACGGGGCGGAATTGCCCCGCCCCATAAGAATACATTTATATAAGATAAAGTCAACTCTGCTTTACTTTTTTGCGCGCTTGCCCTTTGAAAAAGTTCTTGGCCCATTCGTCGGTGCCCGCTGTATGCATTAGCTGTGCATCAATTAAAAGATCAAGATCATCTTCAACTAAAGCCCGCTGATACGGGAATAACCTATTTACTAAGCCCCGTATTGTTTCTTTTTCATGGGTTATATTATGTTGCGCTTCGCCCCGCGCGACGGCCGTGTTAAATTCCGCTATAACAGATAACATTACTAAAATGTCATCTTTGCTAAAGGGTATCATAAAAACTTTTTGTTTAATGTTTTTCATTTTAATGACCCGCCTGACATAGTTTATTTAATTCAAATTTTTCGTCTTTTGAAAATTCATCCCATAAAGACGCCACAGAGTTTTCAAAAAGGTATTCGGCTCTGTGATCAAACTCGTTAGGTTGTCGCATAGCCTTAACGCCTTTACGCCAAAGAGCGGAATAAAGATCTTTGTTAACTCCATCCCATGTTTCTGCTACTTGATCGGGGGTAATAAATCGCAATTTGTTGTGCGGTTTGTTATATGTACTACGTTTCATAATTTTTCTCCTATGTAGTTAATTGACAATATCCCATACTAGACAAAAGAAAAAGCCCCGTCAAGTGGCGGGGCTCATTCTCAGCGTCGGCGCTTCGGCTCATTTACTTTTCTCTGCAATCGATCATAATCTTTGCCGTAAAGCAACCACCCTATAATTCTAAAAATAAAAATATCTACTCACCCCCTTTCTCATTATCTATCTCCTGACTAGGCAATTTGGTGAAATCTTTCATTTCAATATCAAGCCAAATACTACCCTTGTCCTCGCCTAGATATATCTGCGTTCTCATTTCCCGATCCATATGCCCCGTAGGCAACGTCATTCCCACGGGGTATTTAATATCTTCTTTAAGATTAAGATCAGAATAATGATTAGGATGAATAGAGCGGTTCTTATTTAAACGCACCGCTTTTTCATTAAGTCTTAAGATTAAATCTTTAGTTAGGTATTTTACCATCTAATTTCTCCTTATCAATAATAGACAAAATTCCTCGGCAGATCTCTAACCGCGCTTTACTCTCAAGCTTATCAGGATGATTAGGAAAATCTTTTAGAAATTGTTCTGCATCCTCTATAGAAAAGAAACAATACATTTCTATCTTTTCCAAAAGCTTTTTAAGCTTAACCTCGTGCCCAAAACTTTGGCGCCATAAACGTTTATTATCAAGAAATTTCATTATTGCTCTCCTTTTTCAAAAAACGTAAGGATATCTTCAATTATATCGGCGCCCTGACCAAGGTGATCCTGATCTGCTCGGCCGTACCAATCTTTCAAATCACTAAGTAGTGAAGTAATTTCCTCAGCGGGGTTACGTTCAGCTTCCGAGAGCTCATCAAACTCCACCCCATCCGCCATGTAACTAAAATCATGGTCATCAGCGGTAAAAAGTCTAACCTTTCCATTTTTATCCAATAGCTGATTTCCATCGCCATCAACAAAATAAAAGCTACAATCCCACATTCCCAAGGAAAGTTTTCCCTCGTCATATTTTTTTCGTATCTCGTCCATAGTCTTTCTCCATTGTAGTTATACGGACAACTATATGGGAGTTTATGCAAGGCTGTCAACCCTAATTGTTTATTCAGCCCTTATATATACTCAGCTAAAAAAAATTATAAAAAAAATTCTCAGACCCCTATAAGAGATTTTGACGATTAACTAGCTATACCACCCCCGTTTTCACTAACGTTATAGTAGTGGTATAGATCTTCTATATATAAATAAGGCACTTCAGGCCGTTTATCCCGCCATCCCGCCTATCCCGCCAATATTATAAAAGTTTAAGAAAAAAAAATATCTGAACGTCATATAGGTGGGATCAACAAATGCCAGTAATTACGGAAACGGCCATCTCCGAACTCAATTTGTCTCTTGAGCATTTGCTCCGCGTCTTTTATATTATCGACCTTGTTTGTGATAGGGTGGCCCGCCCCTTCTATATAGTACTGAACCTTTTTGTCAGGCCCGACTACTTCTTTGATGACGTATACGTCAGGCAAAGTCCTTACAATCTTTTTTTAAATTTTCTAAAACTTTTTCTAGGGCTTCTACGGCCCCGACATTGTAGGACGCTTCGTGAGCCGAGATCTGCGGACTATGAATATTGATCTGTTTATGATCCAGTATCATCTTTTCTACCTGATCTGTGATAGTTTCGATCTTCAAACTGAGCTGTCCCATATGCTTCATGGCCTGTGTATGGTTGCCCACGACTTTTGTATTAATGTTTTTTATGTCCATCCCGATCCTCGTGTAAGATCATATCGGCGAGGTTTTCAAAGTCTTGCGCGATATAAACTAGGTTTGTGTATTTTATATACTTGGCTATTTTTATAATTTTCTGTGTTTCAACGTCATCGGGGAGCAGTCCGCGCTCCCCGTACTCGATAATATAATTAAGTATCTGCTCCATCGTCCTCAGATTTTAGCACTAATTTATTATAAATACTACGATGCCCCTCTTCATTTTTTTGGTGGTCAATCCCCAGTATATTGAACAAGTCCCATTTTAGGGACATGAGATTGCAGATATCGTTGTAATCTATTGGGCAATGTTCTGCTGTGGCTAATTCAATATTTATGATGCATTGCATATTTTGAGATATCTTGACCCGTTGTTCGTGGCTTATGGTCCATGCTTTGGTTATGCTTGCTTGTTTAGTCATTATCGTTCTCCTCTTCTATGCTTATATGTCTATCGATTTCGTCAATCGCGCCTTTTAGTTCTTTAACGGTGGCGTGTATGTTTGACGGATCTTGTCGAGCTTCTGGACAATTACGGAGCGTGTCGTAAGAGTCATCTATCAAGCTCAGTAGAACTTTCTTGGCGATGCGGAGTTCTTTAATCCTCATCTCACTCTCCATATTCTATACGAGTTGTCTTTCAATCTTCGATGAGAGTATTTTCTGTCTTTCATTGCATCGTAATATTGTAGATGCTTCTTGCCCTTCCAATTAGTTATAGTGGCATTTACAAAGTCAAAATGTTTTTTGTTTTTAATAAGAACGCTATCTCCTACTTCCATCTCTATTAAGAAATAATACTTAGATTTACTATTTTCCCACATAGGTATGTTTTTTTCTATTTCTAGATTTAACTCAATAGCAGTATATTTTTTTGGTTCGGTTATTTTAGAAAGCATCTTTAACAACTCTTTTGCAAGATCTAGTCTACCCGTAATTTCGCCATCCTTGTGTATTTCCATAAAACTGCTATCGTCATGCAACCCTAATCTAGGCACAGAGTGTTGTTTTATTTCCCTTTGGAGGCGTGTTTTTAGTTTAGCTATCATCGTCTTCCTCTACGCTTTCAGTTATTATACAGCCTTTTTTCTTGGCCCATGTTTCGAGGGCCGTGATGCAGACCTCGTAATACTCTTCGCACGTAAACGTTGCGATTTCCTCGGACCAAGAGCCCGTTTTGCTTTGTAGATGCACACGTACTGTCATTTCACTCTCCATACTCTTCGGGACAACAATCTTCACAATATAACTCATCTTCAAATATGAAGCCTGTTTCAGGGTATGCAGTATCCCCACAATTAAAACATTTTCTATCGTCTTCTACATTTGTTGGCTCGCAATCATCTTTATTCGTAATCATGTTCAAAGCTCCTCTACGTTAAAATGAACGCCATATCTATCAGGGGCGGTTTGAGCCTCGTCCCAAATATAATCATTTGTTGCTATATCTTGCGCTTCTTCGGGGCTATCGGCTTCTATAAATAAGACGGTAGTCTGCACACCTTCTACGCGATACTTCATTAGCTTTTCCTCAATGTATCTTCGGCCATACTAATTAGCCGTGCTGTATCAAGCTCTATCTTAGCGGCCATCTCATACACCTCCGCTAGTTTTTCTTGCAGACATTTTTTATCGTCGGAACCACTAAGAACTTCTCTCTCCCAAAGATCCTCGTAATAGAGATACTCAAAGTCATCGTCATTTTCTCTAGCCCGTTCTTGATCGGGGTGCGTTTTGTTATCAAAGAACAACTGATCGAGATTATCTAACAATACCTCATCCATTTGTTCTCGGGACGGCTTAGAGTCAAACACGACCACATCATCCTCGTCACCGCTTTCCCTAAATTTAAATATCCATACTTTAGTCATATGTTTTCTCCTGTAGTTGACATAATCCCATATAATCACAGATAAAATGGCCTGTCAACACAAAAAAAGCCCCCCAGATCTCTGGAGGGCTCTTCTTTAACTACGGGAGAGGGCCTATGACTTCCCTCAGTATGTAGTTATACGCGACTATATAAGACTTTACAAGTCTTTTTTTCGTTTTATGCGTTTAATTGTTTCTTCGTCATCAAAAATTTTAGAAAAATCGATATCTTTCTTCTTTTTGCGGCGTATCATTCGATGAAATTTTTCTATTATGTCCCTACTAAAGTGCCGTATTTGGTGGTCCGTGTTTGGTTTTTTAAGAAAATTATTAATGTTAAACAGCTCTTCTAACTTCATTTCATAAACTCGGGCTTGGGTAAGGGTATTCTAATCTCGGGGAGATATGTATCTACTTTAACACAGTTTTTCTTTCCGACAATAGGATCGTTTTGTTGGCCTAACATTTCTGCGTAATGTTCGCATTGGTCCGCACTTTGAAAGTAAATACGGTGCATGGCCCGTTGATCGCTCTCAATGTCGGGTACGGTTATCAGGTACAAAATAAAGTAAACAATATCAGGTGTCATATCTCTCTCCTATGGTAATATATGCAATTTATCCCATACTAAGCCCAAATTTTTTTTAGTCAAGGCTTAGGATCAAGCTTTTCTTTTAATTTATTATAAATTTGCCAAATAATTTTTAGCTGACCGCTGATTGTTCGTCCGCGATCCGAGCTTGTTCGCTTGATTTCCTCGTAAACTTCCTTGGGAACGAGTACTGATTTCCATTTTTCTGTGTCCATAAGGTGTCCTTATATAGTATCTTACAGGACTATATAAGATAATATGTAAAGATGCAAGAAAAAAAGCCCCGCTTGGCGGGGCTAGGGTGGGAGGAAAGAACCAGAGCAAGTGTTAGCAGTAAAAAATTATTTAGCAGTTCCCCAGTCGGGGCCAACTTCAATGTCACACTTGCTCGGTATTTCTAATTGTACCGCAGTTTCCATCATCTGCGAAACAGTTTCTGCATCTTTCATGTCTTTGACCGACATAGCTATCTCATCGTGGATTTGTATGAGCGGTATACGGCCTGTTTTATATATATCTATCATGGCTTTTTTGGTCATATCAGCGGCTGACGCCTGAATTAATCTATTCAGGGCCTTGTAGGTATACGCACGCTTTAGGCGTGTCGTATCGCCATACTCTTGCACCGCTTCGCGGTACGGGAGCGCTTTGTTCATCTCGAATGTATCGGGCTCCCACAGATCAAACCGACACTTACGTCCTAACAGGGACCGAATAGAACCGCTACTGCTCTTGTCGTTGAGTCTGTTTTGCACGCCTGTCATCAGCATCTTAACAAAAGGTACCCGTGTATGGTATTGACGGACCAAGTCCTTGGCTTCGTCAAGCGTGATATCTAGTTGGTCAGACATTTTACCGACCCCCATACCGTACATCAGGCCCAAGTTTATTGTTTTCGCTTGCTTACGTGGTATCTTTGCCATTTCTGCAACCATTGTGTGAAAGTCCATGTCGGGATTGTTCCGATAGCCGTGGACAAACTCTTCTACACCGTCCAAAGTAAGCCCCTTACTTTTGCCATAGACATACGCATAGTGAACCAAGATCCGTGGTTCCTGTTGCGAGAAGTCAATCGCAGCCCATTTTTCGCCCTCTTCGGGGAGGAACAGAGAGCGAATCATAGGACCAAGTTCAGGATCCCTTGCGGGGATCTGTTGTAGGTTCGGGTTATTCATGGAGATACGTCCTGATACGGTCCCGCCGTCGTCGGATCGTATTTGGTTTATGTGGCTGTGTATGCGCCCATCGGAGTGACAATGTTTCATAATTGTATTGATAAAGGTCCCCGAGGTCTTGTTTAGGTTACGGGCTTGGACAATTAACTGCGGGAGTTCGTGACTGTGATCGCTCAGGAATTGTTTCGTGAACGATGGTGCGCCCTTCTCGGTCCGTGGGTATTCGATGCTGAGAGCCTCAAAGGCCTTCGCTATGGAGGCGGCAGCCCATATTTCGATGTCATGGCCAACACGTTTCTTAATGTTGCTAAGTACCTCTTTCTCGCGCTTGAGTAGAGAGTTCCGTGTACGCTCTACTTTTTCCTGATCTACCCGAACACCGCGCCATGTCATATCAATCAGGCACGGGAGTAGATCGAGCTCGAGATTAGCGATGGGCCATAGGTCCTCTTTGCCCAGTTGTCCTGATAGATAGTTCCAAAGTTCGAGTGTTAACTCGGCATCTCCCTCGGCATACGGTCCCACATACATTGCAGGCATTTTCCAGAGCTCGGCTTTTGGGTCCAGTCCAAATCCTCTTGCGGCTTCTGTCAGTCCTTTTTCGGATTTTACTTTACCGAGATGATCGTAGGCCAGAGCGTTCAGGCTGTAGCTAAAGCGGTTTTCGTCCAGTAGAGCCGCGATAAGCATGGTATCGATGATCCGACCGTTGAGCGTGAAGCCCATGCGCCGTATCCATCCCGCATCGTACTGCGCATTGTGCATGATTTTATCGGCGGGGCACTCAAAGACTTTCTTCAGCCATTTGTTAACAATGCGCTCGTCCAGATTACCGCCGTATTTATGACGGATGGGTATATATCCTGACCAATCGCTGACGGCAACAGCGTAACCTACCACTTCGCCATCGTTTCGTGCCCACCCCGGCCCGAGTGTTTTGATATTGGGATCGCGTGTTTCAACATCTATGGCTATTTGTTTGGCTTCAAAGATGTTGGGGAGCTCGGTTGGCGGTAGCCATTCCGACTTCGGCGTATCAAACGCGAGTTGCAAAGCCATTATTTTTCTCCCCCAAGGGCGCCGTAGCCACAGACATCGAGCCAACTGTCTTCATGGTCTGGTGTTTCTATCAGGCGGGACAGCTTGACCGCTATCATGCATTGATAGACTTGCGATACGGTTACCTCTTTCTCCAGTATAACTGACCACATCTTGGCAATACGTTTGTGGTTTTCGTGAGCATCGCCGTAGGCTTTGGCCCGTGGACCGTTAATCATCTTCTCGGCTTTTGCTAGTATGTCTTTCCTATTCATATGCTGTAACTCCTCAATGCGTCTTCTGGCTCGATTAAATATAGATTTTTTTTAGTTCGTGTTACACCGACATAGAATACACGGTGCAGTTCGTCAGGGTCCTGTTCCGCCGCTTTGGACGCGGCGGGGGACACATCAGTAAATAGCACGACGTTCTCTGCTTCCCCACCCTTCGATCCGTGGATCGTGGATAGTGTTATACGAGGCGTGCCATTAAACTTCTCTCCGCGACGGAGTAGAGCGGTGATGTAGGCTCTTTCGCTGTCGGGTATCTTATCCATAGCTTCGTGCCATATCATATCATTGGTGGCAAACAGGCCATGATCGCTCCGTAGCGCTTCAAGTGTTACGGTTTCATCGTCCATAAGGTGCGGTATTTTTTTATAGCCTCGCTTTACACGGTTGCCCACAGACATATAGCTGTAGATAACACGGGCCACAGGGGCGGTTATCTCCCGTCCTTTACGCATTTGTTCCCATCCGTTCACCGCTTCGCTTATCTTTTGCGATATAGATCGTTGACCGTGGTACGCAAATAAGTGACCGCGACTGCGTAAACTATCTATAAGGTTGTGTAGGAAGTAATTAGCTTGCGCGAGTACGAGCCATGTTCCTTCTGATAAATCTATGTGCGATACATCATTAATACGTTTTATTAATCCATCTTCTGGTCTGGGCAGATATGTTTTTGGGACACGCTTGTGTATGCGTTTTGATATACGCGAGGCCAGAGGATGTATGTTCTGTGGTACGCGATAGGACTGCTCGAGTACCTCGTACCCTCCGTTGAGTCCTATAAAGTGCTCGACATCGGCCCCCGCCCACTTGTATATAGCTTGGTCATCGTCCCCCGCGCAGTATATTCTATCAGAATGTTTTTCTATAATGTGGGCCACATCCCATTGCAGCGGGGATAGGTCTTGTGCTTCGTCTATAAAGCTGACGCTTAGGTTTGGGCAGAAGCGAGAGCTTTCGTTTACAAATATCTCTAGCATATCGGTAAAGTCATAGAGTTTCAGTCTGTTTTTGTAGCTTTGTATGGACCGTGCGACGTAGGACAGGGTCATCCAGTCTATATTGCTATCCGATAGATTATATTGCTTGCGCAAAGGTATTTTTTTTAAACGGGCTAAGTTTATGATACTGAGGTAAGGGTCCGCGTTGGCACTAGATTCAAACATATTATCGCCACCGCCATTGTCAGGCACGAGCTTTATGCCAATAGTATCGGACAGTTCTTTGTAATGCTCGTTCTGCATGACTTGTTCGGAACGTATGCCTGACAAGCGCAAAGCAAAGCTGTGTAGTGTACGGAACCATGGTAGTTGATTTTCATCAAGACCAAACCGCTGACACGCACGATCCACTGCTTCATAAGCCGCTTGGCGGGTAAAGGCAAAGTATCCTATCTTTGAGGGCGGTATGCCTTGACGTAATGCCTCGTCAACTTTATTCAGTAGTGCTGTTGTTTTCCCCGTCCCCGGAGGTCCGTATATCCTGAATATCTTTGTTTGCATTCTGCTCTTCTATTTTATTAACTATTACACGCACTCTTTCGCGTGTTACACCATACTTCTTACCGATAGCCGTGAGTGTCATGGCTCTTTCGGTCCGTAATCTGTGCATTTCAAGGTTCCGTTCTTTATAAATCGAGGTCATCTACTGCATCCTTTATACTGCCATACTTTTTTAAAAAGAGGGGCGTCTTTTCGCCTACCCATGATCCTAATACATTATAATTAAAGAACTCAACGGCGTCGTCATAGGACATATTATCACGCCGACATAGTATAGCTATGCATTCATCCTTATCGTAGGCAAATACATCCTCCATATTAAATCGCGATGCTACGCCTAAAAATGCTTCATCAAATCCGTCTGCTTTTAACATTAAAATACCTCTTTGCTTTCGTTACCACCAAACTCAGGAGCGGACAGCTCCACCTCTACCGCATCAAACGACGGTATCTTCCATACACGCACAGGGCGTCCTCTTATTGATATTTGTGAGCTTTCGCCACCTTTGTCCCGTAGACGTTGTGCTATCTTATGACTTTTGTATTCAAAAAACTTGTTGCGTTTTAAGTGTGCGTCAAAGTCTTTCAGTCTAAAATATGTCATCTTTTCGTCTTCATCCGTCCATGGACGCTTCAGCAGTATCTCTTCTTTATCGTCGGCCTGTTGCATACTTTGACAGAACTCCTCAAGATGGTCATAGAACTGTCCGCTGACACTAGCGTCCTGTGATACATCTATGATAGCGCTTTCGTTTTCTTTCATCTCTTGCATCAGGGATCCAATACGGTTTTCCCATATTATTCGGGATACAGAGCGCGGCATAAAGTTCAGTTGCTCCATGCACGATCTCTGAAATATGGCTTGGTTCAACAGAGCATCCGTATCCATTTCCAAGGGCTCCCCGTTTACATCGACAAACCATACGGGCGGTATTGAGTTGTATTTACGTAAGTTTGCTATTACAGCGCCCTGTACAGCCGCTCCTACACCGTGCTTTCGTGTAAGACACAAGGTTTTGTTGCAATAGGCGTTGATTGGTGCATCGCTACATTTGTAGGCATACTCCTTACGCTCAAGCTGTTTGGCTACGATGTTTACCTCACTAAGAGGAAGAGGGGGCTCAAGATACTGCATATTATAGGTAAGTATCTCTGTCTCCCAACTGTCAGGGTAGGCCTTGCGTAGGTATACGCCAAGATTAAATAACCCATTGTTTCTACCCCCCTCACCTATCTTTTTACTGGCCAGTATTTGTAGACAGGGCGGACCGTCCATCATGGGCTCTTGTACTTTAGGCTCGCCTACTTGTAGGCGTGTTATTTGTTCCGGTGTTTGTTTGTATTCCTCATATAGCTTTATAAATTCGTCAAGCGTGGCGCTTGTGCCGTCGTCCTTGATGGCATACCGCAGGCCGTCTTCTGCATCAAAGTACGGTAGGTTAAGAAAATTTCCTACATCATCGCGGTCTAAGTGTAGTTTTATTTGCTTTGGGAATATCTCACTACCGCCGTAACCGAGCGCGGCAGACATTTGTTGTAGCGTTGCTTGCATATCCTTGGCTTCTATCCATTCTGTAGCAAACAGAAAACAGTGTGCTCCACCTGATTTGGAGCGACAAATGACCAAAGGCAGTTTTAGCTTACGTATTTGTTCTATTAGTTTCTTGTGGTCAAGGGGATATTGATCCACATCAATACACCCCCAGACACATTTGTTTTCTTCGTTTATGGGTATGATACCGATACCACGACCTTTGCCTGATATGTGACCTTCCCATAGCTCTGTGGACCGTGGCTCGCGAACTATCGCGGCACGGCCCGTGCTCTTACCATTTAATTGCTTCTTATCAATCTTGAACGTGCCGTAGGCTAGTTGCAGACCGTCAAAGATTGCGGCAAATTTTTCTACTGATGACATAATTAGAACGGTATCTGATCTTTTTCGCCGCTCTTAACATCTTCATTCTCACGTTTTACTTCAACGTTGCCCGATTGGACACTCTCGGAGAATGCTTTTGCCTGTTCATATGTCGCTAAGTTTTTTGCAAACTGAGTAGGATCTTTCTTCTGAGTGTCCTCATCAAGAAGCGGTCCTTCAAGTTGCATTTCCCAACCGTGCCATGAGCCCTTGTCATTAGACTCACCAAGGGTTTTCATACGGAACTTATACGCGAACCGTGCAAACCCATCTCTGTCACACTGCGCCATAATCATGCTGTTAAATTTGCGTGACTTTTTTAGCTGTGTAGACTTCATGGGTATAAGCGCTGTTTCGCCTTTACCGTCCGCACCAATCACTAACACAAAGTGCTGATGCGTTTCCTCGATGTAATCCCCACTGCCGTCGGTGCAATACTCCTTATTGTCATCCTCTGACCGTTTTACGGCGGGACACTCTGCTCGTGTCTTGTAGACCGTAGGAGCGCCGCTACCTTGGCCTCTGGGGGCCCATCGTAGAAATTCACGCTGATAAGCAACCGGAACGACTACAATGCCTTCCTTGCCGCTGTATAGCGCTTCGGTAACACTATTGTATATGTCACCCTTTTTACCATCGAGCTTGTCCATCATTGGATCGACACCCGATAGTATCTTGATAAACGGTAAGGCAAGATCGTCTTTACCAACGTTCTCGTTACCCTTTCCCGCGTCTTTTTGAAGTTGTGCAAAATCAAATGCGACAACCTCTGTAGCTTTCTTTTCAGCTACTGATTTGCTTGCTTCAGCCATTCTTTGCTCCTTTCGCTTTAGTAATGACGGCTCGTTGACCAACATACGCCCCAAATAAGTCCATGGGGAACTCGTCCCCATTTTCAACACGTTCTTTGACAAAAGCCCGTAGTGACATGGGTTCGATCTTTTCGGTTTGGTTCGGGACGTAGCCTTCCTTTTCGGCAAACGCCTTGAACGAAGATGCAAGATCGTCTTCTCCGCGTCCAAACTGACAAGATACTGTGTTTTTAATAATGTCGTCATGCCCATGCTCCCTTAGCCATTCATAAGCCGCAGGACGGTTGTCTACCTTGATAGAGGCCCCATACTGTGGCTTTATAGTTACTTTTGATCCGTCTAGTAGAGTAAACTCCATAGAGTTAGCTTCTGTCATCAATGCGGGTAAGTCTTCATCCGTCATCTTTAACAGCTTCTTTTTCTCTTCTTTGAGCTTTTCGTCTAGTTCTTTCACAAAAGCATCTTGCTTAATAATGGCTTCGGCGAATCCAGTAAGCGTGGATAAGTCTTCATTATCTAACGTATGCTTGGAAAATAAGGAGCCCTGATTGGCATCCTCTTTTAGTTTCTTCATTATGTCCATGTATCGTCCTTTCTCTTTCGCGATTAAAAACCTTTTCAGGTCTTGACAATTCCATATATAAGCGTATAAGTTCTTATAGTCAAGAGGTAAAAATGAAAAAATATAAATTTAAAACGAAACCCTTCGATCATCAGATGACAGCGCTCCGTGATTCGTGGGACGCAAAGTATTATGCACTGTTTATGGAGATGGGTACAGGTAAATCTAAGGTGGCTATAGATACGATGGGGGCCTTATATACAGAGGGCAAAATAAACGCAGCACTTATTATATCGCCCAAGGGGGTATACGATAACTGGGTGCAAGGCGAGATACCGACACACTTGTCGGAGGACATACCCATTAATATGGTGCGATGGCAACCCTCCAGTGCGCAATGGTTTCAGAAACAAATGAAAACGTTGGTATATGAAAAGTTTGATGGCCTTAAAATATTTGTGATGAACACCGAAGCGTTGTCCACGCCTCGCGGGACGCAGGCGGCACTTACGTTTCTTGAGGCTAATGATGAGAACATAGTGATAGTAGATGAAAGCACGACTATTAAGAATAGAAGTGCAAACCGTACAAAGAATATATTAGAGATGAAGGGACTGTCTAAGTATAGACGTATACTTACCGGCTCTCCCGTGACCCGTAGTCCTATGGATTTGTTTAGCCAATGTATGTTCTTATCTACTTTGGCACTAAACTTTCAGAGTTTTTATGCGTTTCAAAACCGCTATGCGGTGTTGCAAAAGCGTTTTATGGGACCGCGATCCTTTAATGAAGTGGTAGGATACAGACGATTAGATGAGCTCAACGAAAAGCTCGAGGCGTTTAGTAATCGTGTGTTGAAAGAAGATTGTCTGGATCTGCCGGATAAAATGTATGTACGCCGTCTTGTTCCATTATCCGAGGAGCAGAAACGGTCGTACACGGAGATGAAACGTTTGGCCCTTACCAAGCTTGACAATGGCGAATTAGCCACGACACAGAGCGTGCTGACACAGATCATGCGTCTGCAACAGATATGCTGTGGTCATATACAAGATGATGAGGGTAATACAGTGAGTTTCGCAAACGGGCGGTTGAAAGAACTGCTCGATATATGTGAAGAAGTACAGGGAAAAGCTATCATTTGGGCGACATATACCTACGACATCCAACAGATAGCGAAGGCCCTGCGCGACCGCTTTGGGCCCGAAGCGGTTGCAACCTACTATGGTGAAACCCCACAAGAGGAGCGTCAAGAGATTGTACAACGTTATCAAGACCTTGAAGATCCCCTACGTTTCTTTGTGGGGCAACCAAGAACGGGTGGGTATGGTATTACTTTGACCGCCGCAAGCACGGTGGTGTATTATAGCAACAGTTATGATTTAGAAATACGTTTGCAGTCTGAAGACAGAGCGCACCGTATTGGTCAGACGAACAAGGTTACTTATGTAGATTTAGTAGCGCCAGAAACTATCGATGAAAAGATACTACAGGCCCTGAGAGAAAAGATAAACCTTGCACAACAAGTGTTGGGCGAAGACGCTAGGTCTTGGATTTCTTAGTCTTTAGTACAGACCGGATAGTTTTGGCTTGCTTTGCGTGTAGCTTAGAAGCTTTGTTTAGGCCTTTGACTACTTTCTTTAGCTTTTTTTGATTATTTTTTTTCATTTTTTCTAGGCCGTCCTCTTTTTCGTTTTATTTTTGGCTCGGAGATCTTCTTTGGCCTTCCTCGCGATTTGAGCTTGTCTGTTTTTGTTTTGAACTTTGGCTCGTTGTTCGAGGACGGTGAGGATTTGGATCTTCCTAGCAAACGGTTTATTAACTCTTTTAACTTTGCGAACAGTTGCTTCGGCATCTGCCACAGTGGCAAATTTAATAGAGACGGTGTCTTTGGGGTTTTCATCGGTATATAATCTCCTTCCTGACCCTTTTGGTTTCTTTCCAGTGCCTTTTAGGGGGTCCTTGCTCATGCACGTAAGCTGCCTATTCCTTGTATCAAATCGGCATCTTCTGGAAATAAAGCAGCAAATCGGCGCCTGTCAACTTTTTGATTTTGCGCAGGCGGGGAAAGATTTACATTTATTAAAGACTCATTAGAGGGTAGCGTGTTCTGATTGACAGGAGCCGTGTTTTGATTAATTGGCCCTTGTCTAGGTGGTATCATAGGTGCCCCTTTTTTCTTCATTTCTTCTAATTGTCTTTGTTTTAATAAAAATCGTTCACGCTCTGCGTCGCCCTCTGGAGTAATAGCCTCTCCAACTTTTGGAACAGATATAGGAATACCCTGACGCGCAATGTTGCCAAATGTTTTCGAAAGGTTCTCAATAATAGTATCTATAACTCTTTTTTTATCACGTTCTGTTTTTGGTTTTTTCAACAGTTGTGCAACCGTATCAGGCTCAAGAAAAATTGTAGATATTTTTTCTAAATTTTTAACTTGCGGTATTTTCAAAAGAAAATCTGTCACAGCATTTTTACCAATACCTGCGGCTGTGATTGAACCCGGCCCACCGGCACCACCTGTTAATGTTTGGTACGTTTTCGTACCAAGAGCTGAACCACCAATACCAAAATAAAAACCCAAGAGCGGCCCGGCTTTCTCTACGAAATCAGGGTCATTTATATTTCCTGCTTTTTCCGCCGCTTTTATTTTAAGTAACTGACTGGTCATCAAACGTATTCTGTCAAACTCTGTTTTAGAAAATATGTCGTAAGTTTTTACAATATCCATTAGGGAGTAATTAGGGTCTTTTTTTAGAGGGCCGTACAAAACTTTAGCAAAAGATTCAATATCAAAGTCTCCCTCACCTCCCGATTTCATAAGAGCGTGTTGTATGATTGATCTTTTAAAACCATCATTAATATCTTCTAAATTTAAATCGGCATCTGCAACGTTTTTTGCTTTTCTACCGGCAGCATTGAAAGGTTTAAATTGAGGTAAACTTATACCTACCTTTTGCGCGGTTTCTTTGGGAGCAGTGCTTAAACTAAAATATTGATTTAGAGATTTAACTGGATTTGACCCATTGACTGCTTCTGCTAAAGCAACCGTCGGGGACGCACCGTTAAGAAGAGATGATAAAATAGTTTGTTTTTTATGTTCTTCTAAAACTTTTTTCCGTCCAAACTTAAAGCTTTCTAAGGTATTTTTAGCGGAAACAACATTGTCTAAATCAATAATTAAACCGGGAAGCTGTTCTAATACCTGCGCGTTGTCTTTTTTAAATTTTTCTAATTTGTTAGCGTCTAACACCAGAGTCATGGTTCCTGTTTCGGGATCAAAGACCTCGCGTCCCACCGTTTCTTCCATGCGCCGTAAGAAATTATCGGTTAGTTTATTCATGGTAGTAAATATGGGTTCATCATCATCCATCTCAACAAAATCAGTATCGCGTCTTAATGTTTCGCTCACCTTTATGTCTTGCTCATCTAAAAATTCACTTAACGTGTTTAATTGCCTAAGTCTGTTTAAGGTTAAAGAGGGGTTCTTTTTTACAAACAACTCAAAGGTAACCTCGGCAGGTAAAACCTCTCCTCCTGCTTTATCTTTTTGAAAAGCTTTTCCAAGTATAGCACGAGTGTAAACATCATTTTTAGCTCTTGAAAACGCCCGCGCGGTGTTGTAGGCATCGCCAAAACCATCAACATCTAAATCATCAAGCAAAGCTTCAGCAAACTTACCTACTCGTTTAGCGAGGTGAGCGGTTGAGGGTTCTGCTGCAAATCCTCTTGCTAAAGAAAGAGCTGTCGATCGTACCTCAACCAAACGTGCTGCGGAGATAGCTTGTGCATCAACCAAGGGAGATTGTGCTCGAGTGCGTGCACGTTGCGTTGCGGTTACTTTTGATGCCGATAAATCACCGTAAGCGTTTAAGGCACTTAACAGCATTCTTTCTTCTTTTGTTGCTTCATCTCCGGTCAAGCCCAAATTTCTATAAGCGTATGTTCTAAAAAAGTCTACTTTTGCATCGTCATCTAAACCTTTAGATTCACGCAGAGCTTGTTTTAAAGCACTCTCCTCTTCAAAACCTGCTAATTTTATTTGAAAATTTTCTGCTGTTTTTTGAAACTTATTTATGGTTTTTTGTTCTTCTTTAGTGAAATTTACTAAAGGTTTTAAACCAAGATCCTCTCGTGCATTTGCAATAAAATCAGTAAGAACCTTAACTTTTTTCTCAAAATCTTGTCGTACCGCTGCGTCTTTTGGTAAAATTTTGTTCCAAGTTTTTAAAAAATTTGGTAAGTCATCACTTTTGGCATTTGGACCTATAGGTTGTATCAAGGGCACCGACCCAACCTTATCCCAAAAATCGCTTTCTTTCTTTTTAACACTGTTTAACGTGTCCTCTAAGAGAGAAAACATTTGAACAGATATGTCCGCTTTTGATTTAGACCCCGCCTGACCGGGTTGCGCTTTTAATTTTTCCGCAGCTTTTAAAAAATTCTCAAGCTTTTCTTCATAGGACATTTGTAATGTATTTTGAAACATTGACTCTCTAATTTCAGCCGCTGCTTTAAGACTTTGATCGTCGCCTTTATCTTCGAGAGCTTTTGTTAAACCTAATAAAAACGCTTCTGCTTTGGTTGCATTTTGTTTTCGTGTGGCATCTAACGTTTGGTTTTGTTTAGCTTTAACAGATTCGATAGCCATGATAAGTGGATCGCCACTTTGTTGGGCGGCGGTAAACTTGATACCGGGAAAAGCATCCTCAAGTTCTTTTATAAACGTTTCATCTGTTAGATTTCTTATAAGTTGATCATAGCCCTCATCGGTTCCATACAGCTTATATGTCTCGTTTATTTTGGTAAATAGGTTTTCCTGAGATTTATCTACGATAGCGCCTGTAACGTCTGTTTTTTGTAAATTTTTCAAGGCATTTGGAACCACCCGTAAAAAGGTAGAGTAAAAGGTATTAGCCCCTAAAAACTCACTAAATAGACGAGGACCTATCGAGCCCGGAAACATCGACTCCGAATAATACGCACCAAGAGAGGCGCCTGCTCCTGACGTAAGTTCTGCACCGGCCAATGGTATCGGTGATTTTTTCGCTAAGGTTCCCGTTCCAGATATCATATCCTCAAAAACTTTTAGCATTCTAGTCTGAAAGGCAGGCGAAGCGCCCTCTGCTAACTTAGAAACAGCCGCGTTGTAACCTAAATCCACAGTATCCTTAAACATCCACGGTGCAAAAATAGATCCTGTAAAAGCACCCAGTGTGCGATACGCTTCGTGTGCCGCTTTAGAGGTTGGTGTTATTGGATCTTTAGGCCCTAAAAAAGCATCTTCAATTTTTTCTCCTGCATAATAAGTTATTCCGGCCGATGCTAGAGAAGCAGCACCTGTTGCAAGAAACGCCGCAGGGACGGCAATAGGAGCCAAAGGTCCGGAGGCCGCCGCTGCGGGTATTAATCTTGAGCCAACTATGCCTGCTGTTTTTACTCCTGCATACGTTGCCGGTGCTGATTTAGCAAGCTCTGTAAAAAAAGGTCGAGCAAAATCCGCCTGTTTAGCATTAGAAAAAAGAATGTTTATGTCTTGGTCTGTAAGTTGACGATCTACTGGTTTTTTACCCGCATACGCCGGTATGTAATCTAGTATTTTTGCTTTACCGGATCGAAGCAGCTCGTAAGACAAGAAGTTTGGATCTTGTTGTATTTCTTCCTTAAAATCAGAAGCACTAAAAACATTTACCAAATCCGTAGCTAAAGCTCTTGGGGCATCCCCTTTTTCCCCCTTAGTCGCTTCTGTTTTAATTATTTTATCAACATCTTCTTGTCTCAAGATGTAAGGTTGAATACCTATTGTGGCATCTGGTCTAAGATTAGTGAAAGTTGGAGTTTCTTCAGCCATTATTATTACCTTGGTCGATCTGCATCTAAATAAATAGTTTGGTTATCCGTAGGTTGTTGTTGAAAAGTTTGCGTTTCAGCATCTCCCACAGCACTACCGTCTATGCCTCGTTCAAATAAAGCTATAGCACCGGTTAGTTCACCTAATATTGATTCTAGTCCTGCTTTACTTTGTTTTGCTGTTGTAATATCCGGTTTTAAAAAATCTTTTGGATTATTAATCATAGAAATCACTTTGTTATAACTTATTGCAATTTTATTTCTTGTAGCCATAAGAGCGTCACGGGCGCCCACACTTGATTTTAAGGCGGCGCCTGTAAATTTTTCTACATCTTGTTGTAGAAGATTTAGATCAAGGGCAAATACTCTTCCGTTCAACTCATCTCTTGCGGTTGCAATAATTTTTGTTGCTAATCTATCCAAAGCTAGATCAGCATTTGATAAATTTTTACCGGAAAGGCCGGCGTAACCACTACCATACCCTGATATATCTTTAATTTGACCGGCTACTTTATTAAAAAATCGGGTAAAAGCAGAATTAAAACCAAATGATTTGGATAAATCTTCTCCATTAAATATAAAGGTATCTTTATCTTTAAACTTTGTATAATCGGGCTTACCGTCGTCAGTAAACGTGATTTTTGGTAATAAATTCACCTCTTTTTCAAGCGCAGAGTTTGGCAAACTTTGGCTTGTTCCAAACTTTGCTTTTCTTGCGTTAATAGCATTTTGCCAATCTTCTGAAATTTGACCTCCGGGTCTGTCTACAAAACTTCCGTCAGCCGAGCTCCAAGACGATTTTGTGGCGGTTAAGTTATTAAGAACTAATTCAATCGTATTGTTTTGTGTTCGGTTTGTATCGCCATTAGCGTAAGCGTCTGCTAGACCTATGTTACTGGATAACCATGTTACGTAAGCTCCATCCTCTCCGGGTACATCAAGCATCTTACTTGCCGCAGCTTCAAGTTCAAATCTCTTTCCGTCTAACTCTGATTCTTTTTTCTTTAACTCTAATAACTCTTTATCATTAGCGGTTTTCTGCTCTAATTTATTTTTTTCAAGCGCAAGCCTATTACTTTCTATTTCAGATTTTAAATTATTATTGATCGCATCACGTTGTAACGTTCGCTCATGGTTTGCTAAGTCTGATTTTTCATTTAACTCTGCATTAAAACCCAACTCATTTAATTTTATATCAGCACGAATATTAATTATCTTCTTGTCAAGCGCAAATTTTGCATTCTGTAATTCTAGGCTTGCGTCTTTTTCAAGACCTATAGTAACCGTCTTAAGCGCTTCTTTAAGTTCAAACTCCTTTGATAACAGGGCATTTTTATTGTCATTTAAGATAGCTATTTTAGCTTTTTCTCTTTCCGCATTATTTTTAGCTAACTCCTCTTCTAATGTACCTTTAAGTTTAATATTTGATTCGCTTTGCACATTTTTCATGTCTTGAAGCTTAATCTTAATTTGATTATTTAAAACATCATTTTTAGCAATCAATTCATACTTATTTGCCTGAAGCTTTAAATTCTTTTTACTCTCTAGTTCTGTTTCTTCTCTGAGAAAAGCTAATTTAAATGCATTTTCTTCTTCTAATTTTTTTGCATCCGCTGCTGCTTTTGCCGTCGCAGCGGCAGCATCTCTATCCGCTTTCTCTTTAGTTGCAAATCGTGTTTCTGCTGAGGTTATAGCAGAAGCCATGATTGCCTTATCCTGTGCTTCTTGCACGGCCTCTTTATCGCCTAAAGCCTGCGCGCGGGCTCCAATAGTTTGAGGAAGTTTTGTTGATCGAGCCGCCATAGCTAATCTTTCCGCCGGACTCAACCCGGGTCTTTCTCCCTCCATAGGTGCAGCAAAAGCTAAAGCTGTGTTTGCAATGTCAAATAATATTTGTGCTTTAGTTAAATCTTTCTGGCGTTGTAAGGAAGCAGGATCACTTAACAAAGGCTGTCTTACTGCCATAGCTTGCTGAATAAAGGGCGATATGGGTTGTCCTTTGAGACTCGCAAAGGGTTTATTCCCTGCAACCCCACCGGGTGCAAGGTATTGTATCGGGCGGACTTCACCGCCTTTGTTAAAATTTACGGGAGCAGTCCCGCCGGCCTCCGTCATCGGCGGTTCGGGAACCGTGGACATTATGCCCCCGGCCATCGGCCCCTCCATGGGTTGCGTCATCTCTTGCTGTGCAAGCTGACCAATACCTTGATCTACATTTGCCAACATCATAACGGGCTGCACTAAGGTCAACACGGACTCTGGTGTCTGTCCCGCGTCACCCGCCCCGACAACTCCGGCTAGTTCCTGCCGTCTTTCTTCAAGGGTGGCCTGATCGCCACGCATGGTGTTCATAACCTGTTCGTAGTTCTGTGCCTGATCTAAGTCTCCTATACCACCGGCGGCCTGTGCTAGAGCGCTCTGCACAACATTTGGATCAAGCTGATCTTGTGGGGCTTCCATAGGCATGGGAGCTTGTTCTGGTGCAGGCATTGGCATCGGAGGCGCTTGTGGCGGCATTGGCATAGCCATTCCCCCTTCTTGAAAGTTTTGTAGATCTTGAACACCTCTATCCAAAAACCGCATTTGTTCATTTAGACCTTCTAACTGTGCTCCTCTACCCTCTACGTTTTTTTGAAGAGCTTGTGCTTGTTGCATAGCTCTTTCTGTTTCTTGAGAAAGCTGATACTGTTCAAACTTTTGTAGAGCGATCTCTCTTTGTGCAGGAGGCAAGTTATTTAAAGAAGAAAAAGGTATACCTGTCACGGCCTCAAATATATCACCACCTTGGGCCATACCTATTGGTCCACCGTATTGTTTCTCTATTACACCGCGTCCCATTAGTATATCTTTTTGGGTTATCTTGCCGTCACCGCTAAGATCAGGAAACGCTGCGCCTCCGTCTGCATAAGCTTGTACGGGCCTGCCCACATCAAACATCGGACGTTGGCCCACAGAGCCAAGATCCACTCCAAATCGTTGATTTGCCATATCGCCTACCTCTCCTATAAATTCGTTCACCTCACCTTGGTTTTCTTGTGCTAACTCTTGGTTTAAATATTGACCCAACCCGGACAACGGACCTGATTGCCCTGCCTGCATCATACCAATTCCGTCCATCCTCATATCGTTTACCGCAGGGGTGGCTACCATAGGTTGTCTTTCTCTTCCAAAGAAACTCCCAAGGGTGTCCAAGGAGGGTAAGGAATTTCTATGCCGTTCTTGAGCAAGTTCGTAGCTTGCTTTATCGCGCATATACTGGTCCATATCGCCCATAAATATTGGTGGAGGAGAGCTCATCCGAATAACCCCGCCTGTTTAGCCCCGCCATACGCGGACAATCCTGCTACACCCAGACCAAACAACTGTTGCGCCGGAGATACATCGGGACGTTGTACCTGAGATAGTGTCATTTGTGATGTTGGAGCCCCTTTGTATATATCAGACAAGAAACCAAGACGTTGATAGGGCTCATAAAGCTGTGCCATATCGCTCTTACGCTTTGCTTCCAACTCAGCCTGTTGCTGCAACTGTTGCTGTTTACCAAGTTGAAACTGTGTTTGTATATCTCTCAACGCACTTTGCTGTGCTAACTCACCGATTCCGGCTCTTTGTACCCCAAGCTGTCCAAGAGTGCTTGCGCCTTGTAGCCCTAACGCACCAATACCCTGTGCGGCCTGTAGCTGCCTAGCTCTCTCACGCTCTGACGCCTGTTGCGCCTGTAAAAAGTTTTGAGCTTGCGCTTGTGCCAACGCCTGCGCTCGGTTTCTACCTATTTCGGTCTGTTGGATGCCTGCTCGACTGCCCCCAAACGCACCGGCTTGCGCGGCCTGTAGTCCGGCTTGCGCGGATTGTGTATCAAAAGACCGGTTTATCTCATCAAAAACAGCTTGTTGGTAAGGGTTCATGTACTGAGACATTTGATCGCCCGTTACACCACTGGCCCCTGTTCTATACATAGTGCCGGCATCACCTACAGCACTTGTCACCATTCCCGGTACTTGGTCCATGGTTGTTTTTGCGCCTTGAATAAACTGTTGATAGCCACCAATACCACCGCTTGCCGGTGAGGCGGCAGTTAGCGCGGCGTCCTGTAGACCGGACATACCCGCAACCATCTGTTTAGGCACTGTTATTCTTTGATCCGCTAGTTTCTTTGCGCTTTCAAGTAAACCAAGTTTATAGGCCTCTATTTCTGGGGCCTCTCTCGCAATCTGGGTTTGTGTTTCAGTCGCCATTACGCCCTCGCCTTTGCTTCAAAGTTACGCATCATCGCATACATATTTTGTATACCTTTTTCATTATTACCGCCACCGGCACCGTTTACCGCATCCGTTGTCATTACAAACTCACCGGGCATTAACATGGCTCTTACACTGTCTTTACCCTGCGTTCCTTCGTCCATACCTATGCCACCGTTGCGTCGTGGAAAAGCCTCTCCTCCCTCAGCCGCATACTGCACTGGTGGGCTCGGGCTAAACCCAAATCGTGTCGGGACCATGAACGGGGGTTGTGCGCCTACAATATCGGTGCCCTGCACGATATACTTACCTCTGTTTTTATCTATAAGATCCTGACCTGTTTTAAAATCCTCAAGCTCATCTACTTCAGGCGCATCAAAGAAACCACCTGCTGCGGCTAAGGTAGTCCCTGCCGCTATATTACCGACATTGCTACTTAAAAACCCTCTTGTGTTAGCAGCGTTTGCAAGTTTTGTAGCCTCCTCTATTTTCATGCCGGGGTTTTGATTCATAACGTCAAGTGCAGAAACTTGTTTTGAAGGAAAAAAAGCTTCTTGAAGGTTACCTTGTTTTAAATTTTCCACAAACCCTGTTTGTTGAACGGGTATATTTTCTCCTGTAGTTGGATTTGTAAAGCGTGGATCTTTCATCAAGTCAGATATACCCGAATCTGCTTGTTGTGTTATTTTTGCATCAGCTTTTACTTGGTCTAAAACAGTAGGTTTTTTAGTAGGAACATTGACTTTTGTTGCTCCCGTAACATCTGTCATCGTTTTTGGCGGCGATAATATCTGAGCGAGTTTTGTTTGATCGCCAAAAGGATTTGTTGTGAATGCTGCTTTTGCACCTTCCGCTCCTCCGGCTAGGAACGACCCTGCTCCGCCTACCGCACCGGCAGTAAGAGCACTACCAAAAGCCTCTTCTAAACTTTCACCTTGTATTAAACCGCCAATACCTGCGCCGATTGCAGACCCATAAACAGGACCAAGAAAGTAAGCACCGGCTATCGTCAATACAGGCTTGGCTACTTTACGTATGACATCGCCGACCTTATCAAATATATCCTTTAGAAAAAACTCAGGTAAACCCGTCTCAGGGTTTATAGAGTTGGAATTAGTGCCCACTACATATCTTTCTGGGTCTTCGATACCCATATCTTTAAGGTGATTAAAGATAGAGTCTTTTAGTTTTGGATTTTTATCTATAAGTGCCTTCGGGACAACAAGCTCGCCTGTTTCAGCATGAACGAGCTTGTCATCACCGTAGCGGCCGTAGGAGGCCATGCGCACTGCAACATCTTGGATAGCGCCTAAGCCGTCCGAGCCAAAGTTTTCTTGGGCCTTCTCTTTATATAAAGCTTCTTTTTCGTGGTCTTCCAGATAGAAGTCAGCGATACCGCCGACTGGAAATGAAAAGGTTTTAAGTGCTTCAGCCATGTCTATCCTATGGTTACCGTAACTGATCCTAACCCACTTGTCGCTGAATTACTAGCGCAATGTGGTCGGTCTACCTTACTTATCTTAACAAATCCGTCAACTTCAAACAAGGCGCCGTTCTCTAAATCTTTGTCATGGCCCGACGGTAAATTAGTAAAGGTCAGTTTCGTGGCCCGTGATTCGCCGGGATTGCGCTGTTGCTCAACAAACAAAGCAAAAGATCTTACTATATCCGAAAAGTAATTCGCATCGTATTGTTGTGGTGGATAAGGAAAAAACGGTGCGGGTATATTACGTGTGCTCATTATCTACGTCCATCTGGTCTTACATCAAGTCTTGGTGTGCCTAGTCTCCACATAACACCGGTAACGTCACTTTCAACACGAAAAGCAAAAGAACGACCGCGTAACCGTACATGAAGCTGCTCGGTAAAGAGCTCGACAGGTGATGATACAGACTGCGCTACTTGATTACTGGCTGTTTCGTTAAACGTGACCCCCGGAAAATTACGGGTTTTTACAACCATATTGACACGCGGTGTCTCATTTGTGCTGTCTCTAAACGTGATATCAGGCAGAACACGACGAACTAGTGTAAATTTTTCGCCGTCACCAATGTCCATTTGACTGGATTCTACATTGGCCGATATAGCAGAAGGAGGATTAGTGCTACCGTCATCCTGCCCAAACTCGTGGTAATATAATTTATTGTCAGTGCTCGCGGCTATCGGATACTGATTAATACCGCGATCCACCCATGCGGTGCGGTTTAATGTGCCAAAGTACCAGAGCTTCTCCTGATAATTATATATTACATATCTGTCATTTGTGTTGCTGCTCTTCGATGGATAAAACCACCATACCTCACCATAAGAACTGTTGTGCCCCGAATATACCTTACCTATCTGGTCCCGGTTAAAATCACTAAACACATAATCCAACACGGTGCAGGGTAGGCGTTGCACGGTACCGCCGTATACATAGAACTCTTTTGATCCCATCCAGAATACAAAGTCATTCACAGCAACCGCTGCGTTTGGACTGGCTATTGTAATATTTCGTGATATCTCGGTCAGACCAAAGGTAAAGGGTGGCCCCAAGAACTGCATACCGTGAAGGGATACATCGGTAAATACCAGTATTTGCTGCTTGGTCTGTATGGCCACCACAATCTCCGAACCGGTGGATATTCGAAGCTCTCCCGCTGTATTTGTCGGCGATGTTTGAAAATCAAGTAAGCTTTCTTGTGAACCAAAGCGTATAAGTAGAGGGTCTTGTGTCCCGATTGATGTCTCGCCGTCACAACCAAAGGCTATAACATGACGGTCTTGGTCCGATACCATAATTTGTTTGGCAACCGTTGGCGCTAGATTAGACCCTGATAATGAAGAAAGGGCCACGGCCCGTGATGAGGTACCCGCTGTTCTGTCCCAATAGAATATACCGCCGTTTTTGATATTTAATAATAAGTCCTCACCAAAGTTATCGTGCGTCCAATTTGTTAACACCGCCCCCGATACTGTGCCTTCTGCCGGCATACCCCAACCAAAAGCGGCTTCTATTACAGCATCATTGTCCACGTGTGCTGCGGCTGTTGTACTAAGCGAGCCCCGTATCAACCCCGTAAAGGTGGTAGAGGTCTTGCCTGTGTATTCAATAATCTCGTCATTTATCTTGATATAACCGGTGGCCGTAAAGTTTGCCGCGGAGTCTACCGTCACCGTCGTAGCTGTTGCTGATAAGCCGCTACCATCGTTTATCAAAGTTACCGTGTCGTCGGCTGTTGTTGCGTTGCCCAAAACTAAGCGTACAAGCTCCCCGTCAGAATGAACCGCCGCAGTTGTACCGCCATGAGCTCGTGTAACGGTAAGTGTGTTGGTCGAAATACCACTAATCAACATGAGCTCGCCACCAACATCTATAACGTCAGAGGTAGACATACCCGTGGCACTTGTGACATCTACACCTGTTTCCGACGCATCAAGATCTTCGTTTAAAGTTGTTGTAATCTCGTTGGTATCCACACCGTTCCATACACCGGCACCCCAACCTGTGCCAAAGAAGTTTGTATCGAGGCCCGTGTTTACCTGATAGGCACCTACGGTAGAGCTACCACCGTTGCCTGTGTCCGATCCGTTTGCTGTAACACTTACAGTAATGCTGTATATATTGTTGTTTGTAACAGCCGTTATTTGATGTTCAGCGTTTAGTATTGCTGCCGTAACATTACCGCCCAACGATGCAGCGGCAGAAAACGTAACAAAATCATTTAGATTAGCGCCGTGAGCCGCATCGGTTACCGTAATAACAGAACTCCCATTTGTTGCCGCAAAGGTTACATCCCCCGCACCGGTTGTAGAACGCACAGGTGTGATATCGTTATACTGACCACCATCGGCTATATAATATTTAAGATTTGTGCCTATACCTAGATATTTTGTAGCATCCAAAGCCACCCAACTAAACAATGCACGACAGGTGCCTAAAAACGTGTTGTCACTGTACGTGGACCACCCGCCTATCTTTTCTACATTACCAAACCGAAAACGTATCTTATCGCCATTAAACCAACCGCCCTCATTAGAATATGACGTTGATTCTCTATTGATACCGGGTTTAAATTTAAGCGCAGTTAAGGGCATCAGCCGGGCCTTAGTTGAACAGCTACGTAAGTAAACTGATTGCCGGATATAGTAGCACCTGCGGGCAATAAAGTAGCGAAAACATCAAAGGTGCCACCATCACCATCGCGCATACTTAAAGTGTGTGCGGAACCTCCAATAGTGACGGTAAAGTCGCCCCCACCGGAACTTGTAGTTCTACCCGAAATAAATGTGGGGTAGGTGCTCGCCGTAAAACTTGTGGCAGTGCTAGAGGATATTGCGGATGACGAGTTTTGTAGAAAGTCATTCTTTATAGAAATAGTCGGTGTAGTACCTCCCGAAGACTCTATAGGATCTGTTGCTCCTACCGAGGTCAACCTTGCATTTAATTGTGTCTGTATATTACTGGTTACACCATCGGTGTGATTTAACTCGGCGGTAGTAGCCGTAACACCATCCATAAGATTCAATTCATCTTTCGTGGCTGTAACACCGTCCATAATATTTAATTCAGCAGCGGTGGCTGTAACCAATGTGCCTCCAAGCTTCAACCCATTTGAGGTATCATGGGAGGCAATGTCCACATCAGTAGAGCCATCGGCAAACGTTACACTACCTGTAACAACAAGCTTATCTGTGCCATCCTCGTCATACTCAATAGTAGCGTCTTGATCGTTACCGAAATGTATTTTTTTATCGTCAGCAATATAGATGTCACCAAACTCTGCGGAGGTAGATCCAATATCGGCACCTCCAGAGGTATCCGGTAAAATAGAGGTGTTTGCTGTTACAGTGGTAAATGTACCTGCGGCCGGTGTTGTACCCCCAATCACGGCACCATCTATAGCCTGACTGTTTACAAATAAAGCGGTTAGGTCTGTTACGGCAGCTCCAGAACCTGCACCATCTGCGAAAACAATAGCGCCCTTACCCGCGGCCACACTAACGTCAGCGCCTGATCCTTGCGTAAAAGTCGCCGTTTGACTTGTGCCGTTCTTAACAAAATAGAGTTTGTCTGCATTGTTTGGGCTAATAGTAATTGTGTTTGTGCCAGAGGGCGATCCGGCTAATACCAAAACCTTAAACATACCATCCGACAAGCTACCGTCACTCGTGGTTAAAGTATGTGTTGTACCAGACAGGGTTATAGTGCCCACACCGTTTATAAGTCTGTCTACAATATCAAAGTTATTATTTGTTGTGGTGCCCCAAGCACCGGCTTGTTCACCAAGACCGATCTTTTCTATGCCACCATTATCTGTGTATGTTGATCCCATATCTTACCTCTTATGCTACTTCTGTCCAAGTCTGCGAGACGCCTGTGGTTTTTTCGGACCATGTTGGGCTGCTCGATGGCGTTATAGCCGTGTAAGACGTTCCCGGAGCAGGAATTACTTTACCCCATACTATAACACTTGTTAAAGAAAGTGTAGCAGAAATTCCTGTTAATGTCACATTGGCCGCCCCTGTCACAGAGATTGATCCCAACCCTGTTGTACCGGCTAACCCTGTAACATCTACTGCGCCTACCCCTATTGTTGTAACAGATCCTACCGCTGATGTTCCGTTTACTCCTGATAAGGGAACAAAAGCTCCCGGTAGCTGTGCAAACGCTACCTCTGATATGGAGCTAAAGCCAAGCATTAGTCAGCGTCCTTGATGGTCAGTGTGCCTTCCTTTACTTGTTTAAGTATCTCTTGATAGTCTGAATTACCCTCATCCATAGGGACAGACATCAATGCGTTTGAATTATTAAGCGTTATAAAGATGGAAA